ATTGTTTATATTCGTTTTTTTGTTTCAAGTAACAAGTGTTGCACACATGGCGATAATAAGTTACTTCTTTAATAACTCCCGCTTTAGGAAAATCAGTAAACATGTTTCCACGGAAACCGCATGTTTTACAAACTCTTGTTGCGTATATCATAAATTGGTAACAGTTGTCGGTATAATTATTTTCTAGACACATGCTACCGTCCAACTGTCGAAGTTTGTTGCTGTTAGTGTCTACCACTTTCGTGGAAAAAGGTCAAGATACTTTTACTGTTTAAATGCTGGAATTGAACCAGCTTCGTTAGTTTCGTAGACTAATGCTCAACCAATGAGCTAATTTAACTGTTTAAGTTGTTTGCTGTTCGTATCTTTAAAATGTCTAGATGCTGTCCCTGCTTTTCTGGCACGGGCAATTTAAGTAATGGTGAAAAATAAATGTGCTGTTGGCATCTTAAAATGTTCTGTTACTCGCGTGAGTACAGTTGTTACCATTTGGCTGATTGGGTATTTCAGTGACTCTGATCAGTGAGTTTGAAAGCTTTTTCCGACCGTGAAAAATATGTTGATTACACCAATACCCGAATCAAGCCTTATGATAACGGTGAGACATTATCATCCCATCGATTATCAACGGGTTTCCCGCCGCTAATCTTAATGAGTTGTCTGTCTCTAAAATTGGATTTCATTGTTCTATGAATTGATTACACAGACATTATACGTATGGAACAATAAATGTCAAGAACTTTTTTTCATAAGCGCCGATTTTTTTATTAATACAACTTTCACAGTAATAAAGAAAACAAAAAGAGCGGCAACTTTGCCGCTCTTTTTTTGTGACTAATTATCAAATGCTCTGATTTGAACCTCTTCTGATATCACATAAAACATGATTGCTAATTGTTCATAATATTTGGCGCTCATATTCACGATCTTGTCCATCTCGTCGTCAGTAGCCATTATCCTAACGGGAATCATGCGCTCAGTAAACTCTTCATCTTCGGGTGATACCCACTGTCCACGAGCTACAGGCATTACAGTCAAACCTCTTGTTATAGCTTTTACTTTTTCATCCCATACTTTGTGGAATCGTGTTCGAATAGGGCGACCATCATTACGAACTGTGGGAACTAAGATTTCAAAAAGTCGGGTTCTATTATCTTTTCCAGCATTCATACGAGTTCTGCAAGAGTCTGAACCAACCAAACGATACCACAGATAAGGGTGCTAAGTCCACCTAACACATAAAGAAGTCCAAAAAGAAAGTGAAGACGAATACTTGTTTCGATTGTTTTGTCGCTGGTCATTAGGAATGCCATATTAGAGAAAGCGCCGATTAATCCAGTTACGAATACTGCGAGACTAATGAAGAATATTAAAACTGTCATAGCCGTAATATAACAGAAAATTCGGCGCTGTCAAGAAAAAAGTAGGACTGGAAGGAGTCGAACCCTCATTTATTGATCCGTAGTCAATCGTGATATCCATTTCACTACAGTCCCATTGGTGGATGGTGTTGGAATTGAACCTGTTCCGCAATTCTCGTGGAACCTAAACTTTTGAAGAGTTTGATAAGCACCAGCTTATTTCGCCATCCTGAAAATTAAGTCTCTCCCGCAGGAATCGAACCCGCACCCTCTGAGCTTCAATCAGATGTGCACACCACCTTACACCAGAGAGAGATAATGTATGTTGGCGGAATCGAACCACTTGTCGGACCATCCCTACGTTTAACGACGACTGTTTTACAGACAGAAAAGGGTGACAACATACAGAGACGTTCTGTAACTGTTGTCACAGAACGATTAGATAAATCGATAATATCGTCGTAGTTGTTTCATTTTGCTTTTCCAGTGCCCCAATTTCTGTTACAGGCACCCATGCCATCTTTAGTTACACAAGACTTCTCATAAGATCGGCGCAATCTTTTACTAATGTGTCGTTTGTGTCTTTTTTTTGAAGTCATAAAATTATAGGGGATTTTACGTGTTTTGCCCCTATCACGGATAGTCTCTGCTATCAGTCGCGTTGTTGGATTTGCCACAATTCTTTGATTTTCAAAAAGAAAACCTCATGGTCGGACGATCAACGTTTGGCCCTTAAGTTATCTAAAGTTGCAGAAACGGGATTCGAACCACGTGACCTTCAGTTTATGAGACTGACGAGCTACCAGACTGCTCTATTCTGCGATAAAATGTTATTCTTCTATGACAATTAGCACATCTCACTTCACATTTCTCAATTTCTTGTTTAATTCTTTTAATAGAGTATGCTTGATTTACCATATTAGATATGTTTCCTTTTTTAATTCCACGAACATGATCAAATTCTAACACGATTGGATCACTTTCTCCACAGTCTATACAAGGGTGTTTAAGTAAATATTCGCGAACAAATTTTTTATTTCGTGGTATTGCCGTTTCAGATTTAAAATTCGCCGCTTTAGCTTTTATTACCTTTTTATTTTTTAGGTAATGTTTTCGAGCCGATTCAGCTTGTGATTTTTTATCTTTACAGGGCATTTTAAATTAATTGTTCCGGTAGGTCTTGCACCTACAACTTCCACCTTATGAGGGTGACGCTTTACTTTTAAGCTACGGGACAGTTGGCGCTTCGACAGGGTTCGAGCCTGTATCTTTCCCTTTACAACAAGGGGCTGTTTTTCTGATTTAAACTACGAAACATTTAAGTGGAGAAGCACGGTTACGCTCCGTGTTTTTCTGATTGCAAATCAGATGTGTTATCTAGTACCACTACATCCCCGTTAAATATATTTTACATCTATTTTGAAGTTTGTCAACTTGTTTTTTTAAAAAATGTATCGTTGGTACGCCAGTAATCAAAACAACCAATGTCGTTTGAAACTTGTCCATTAGGCTTTAACAGTGGATGAGGGGCAGGAAGACTAGAGCGGCGAATTCGTTGATAGTCTTTTTCTCCGCGCTCATTAATAAACGTCGTGCCTGTTCTAATCTCTGTAACGTAGACCACTTCTTGCTCTTTAATTTTGACCTTCATATGATTAAAAAATAAGTCACTGCATAAACACACAGCGCAATTGCTAAATAAATAAACTCAACTTTTCCCATTGGTTATTATTGCCCAAAAGTTAAAAATTGTCAAGAAATTTCTTAACTTTCTGTGTAAGAAGCAAAGACATGGCGAAACAGAAACGTCCATATAAAAAACGTAATACCGAATATTGGGAAAACTTAGGCAAGCGTAGGGCGGAATCTTCTGATCCATTGTTTGCTAAAGTCGCGCCTGAAATTACGGAAGACTTTGAACCCGCAATGTGCGGAGAGCCTTTGATATCCTTTGATTCAACTGCTTCTGGAGGTCGTTTAAGTGAACCAAATGCACGCACCTCATCACGGACAAACCGTGTCACCAAAGAAACAATAGGCCAACGCTTCAACAATATCAACGAGGGTTTGGTGCCGTTTCAAGTAGCAGGGAATTCGGTTAATGTAACAGAAGCAATCTTACTTTGTCAGAAAGCTTACTACAATGTTCCTGTTTTTAAATCTACCCTTGATCTTTTAGCGGAATTTTCAGATGCTCATACTTACATGGAGGGTGGTTCTGTTTCTAGCCGCAATTTTGTAAAAGCGTGGTTCAAGAAAATCAACCTTGATAATCTGAAAGATCAATACTTTCGTGAGTATTACCGAGGTTCCAACGTTTTCATGTATCGACTGGATAGCCAGTTAAAACAAGAGACTGTTAAGAACTTCAAGTTAAAGGATAATTCGGTGCTCAAGCGAGTACCTGTCAAATATATCATTCTCAATCCCACAGATATTGTAGTGAACGGTCAATTATCGTTTGGCAAGTTTCAATACGCTAAAGCTCTAACTCCTTTTGAGGTTGAACGATTACGCAACGCGACAACAGATGAAGAGAAATATATTTATGAATCTCTTGATAAAGATGTTAAAGACCAACTCAAAGAGCATTCTGCTATTCAGACTGGCAATCAAGTTCTGCTTGAACTTGATCCTAAAAGTTTCCATGTGGTATTTTATAAAAAGCAAGACTATGAGCCGTTAGCGGTTCCATTAGGTTTCTCAGTTCTAGATGATATTAACAAGAAACTAGAATTGAAAAAGGTTGATCAGGCTATCGCACGCTCAGTGGAAAATGTTATTCTGCTGGTTACGATGGGTACTGAGCCTGACAAAGGTGGCATTAACCACAATAACCTTGCTGCCATGCGCCAAATTTTTGAGAACAAGTCTGTGGGTCGTGTTCTCGTGTCGGACTATACCACTCAAGCTGAATTCGTTCTTCCTGATTTGACTCTTATTATGGGTGAGGCCAAATACGAAGTGCTGAACAAAGATATTCAGGAAGGTTTGGGTAATATTCTTATAGGGGAGAGTAAATATAGTGACACTGAATTGAAACTCAAACTATTCTTTCAGCGATTGGAGAAAGGAAAGGAACAATTCTTAAGGGAGTTCCTTCAGCCAGAGGTTGATCGCTTGTGTAAAGAATTCGGGTTTCGTAAAATCCCACAAATTCACTTTCAAAAAGAAGATGTCATTAATAGTGAGAAGCTACAGAAGCTTGTCATTCGTATGATGGAACTCGGTGTTCTAACACCTGAACAAGGTATCGATACTATCCACAAAGGAGAATTCCCTGCTGTTGATACTATGAAGGAAGCACAACTCGAATTGCGTGAAGAGAAGTTAGAAGGTCTATATGCACCGTTAACAGCATCGCAGAATTTCTTCGATCCGATGGCAGAGAATGATGCTATCAAATTGTGTGAACAAATGGAACTAGAGATGCAGCAAATGCAGCGTGAAGGAGTTCCGCGCCCTGACCCATCTGATCCAAATGCACCTTTAAAAAAGGAACCGAAGGAACCTACGGGTAGACCTTCTGACGGTGGTGGTCGTGGTGGTGATCCTCAAGATAAAAACAGAGGTGGTGGTAGAAGATCAGGAACCTATGTAGATAGAATAGGTAGACGTAGACGTTATCCACGAAGACGAACACCCACATCTCAATCACCTAACTCACCAACTGTTTCTGCACCATCTGGTGGTAGACCTGTAGGACAAGCATCAGAGGTATATTCATCAGATGCTCTTGTTGAATTGTGCTTTGATATACGCAAGTTTCAAGATAGAAGTGTAGAAAAGTATAAGGAATTGAAAGCTAGTGACGAACTTTCCGAAGAACAAGAAAAGATGATCGGGGATTTATGCTTGAAAGTAGTGAAAAGCTTTGAGATTCCAGAATGGGACGATGCATTCGCATCAACGGTTAAAGATATTAATCGATTGAAGGTAATGCATACGCAACCAATTATTATAGAAATAGCGGAAGCACATCAACTAGATGATTATTCCGCCGCTCTATTATATCACACAATTCCTGTAATCGAAGATGAGTAAAAAAAATCAATTTAAAACTGAATGGCGTTCAAATATAACCGCCATTAAAGAAGAAGAATATGATAAGTATCATATTTCGAAAGCTTCCATGTTAAAAGAGGCGCAAGCTTCATCTCTCATTCCTGAGAATTTCGCGCCATGGGATAACATAGACATCATGCCTATCTTGATGTCTATCGCTATTGTAAACAAATTTAATGATAATGATGATGCGGTTCCATCTATGGGTGCAGCTAAGATGCTACCTAAGTTCCCGCATAAGCCAATTAATATTGAGCACCAAAAAAACATTATCGTAGGTCACTTAGTCCGCGCTGGATTTGCTGAGTATGAACCAGCATTCGCTGTTGGCGATCCTTTAGACTACATTAATAGAAGTGACTCATTCTATATTTCGGGGTTAGGGTTCATCTACCGCTCTGTTTTTCCAGAGTTGGCAGAGGCTATAGCAAGAGCTAGTGATCCTTATGATGATACATATAATGCATATGCAGCATCATGGGAGGTTGCCTTTTCTTCATACGACGTTGCAGTAGGTGATGGTGAGCTTATTCAAGACACTAGAATTGTTACTGCTGACGACCCTCAATTCCAATCACTATCTGCAATGTTGAAATTTAATGGTGGTAGTGGAAAAACACATAAAGGGGAAAAGGTTCGGCGCGTTTTGCGCGGTGAGAAAATACCTGTAGGATTAGGATTAACAGAGAATCCTGCTGCTGCGGTAGAGGGTATTTACGCACTTGCTAGCATAAGTGATGAAAAAATTTCCGAAAACAAAGAAACAGATGTAACAGATAACGAGACTAACATAGCTATGGATAAAGAAGAATTCGATAAATTTAAGAAAGAGGTCAGCGACATGATCTCATCTATCGCTTCTAAAGATGGTAGCTCAGACAGTCCTGCGCAGGAAGTGTTTGAGAAACTAAATACTCTTTTTGAGGAAAAAGGTAAAGACTGGAAATCTCAGTCTGACCAACACTCGGAAGATATGAAGAACACTCAAGCAGCACTTAAGCAGCTTGAAGATCAACTGAAAGATGCGAAGGATACTATTAACAAATTTCAAGACGATATTTCAGTTCGCGATGCAGCAGATAAACTGAATACTCGTATGGCAACAATCGCCAGCCAATTCGCTCTAGAAGAAGCAGAAGAAGCTATCGTGGCAAAAGAAGTTCAAGGACTTCCTGCTGACGATGAAGCATTCGCCTCTTATTTGGAGAAAGTTAAGGTTGTTTTTGCTCACCGCAACAAGGAAGCAATTGCCGCTGCTAAAGCAGAAGCAGAAGCTAATAAAGGTGAAGGTGAAGAAAACAAAGACGACAAGAGCAAAGAGGGCGAAACTAAAACTGCAACCAAAGCATCGAAAAACGATGAAGGTAAAGAAGACAAAGAAGATTCGCCTGATATGGCAAAGCAACTAGCTACGCTAGACGCTCAAGCTTCTCCACTTCTTAACAACATCGGTGAAGACGCAGAAGGTTTAACACTATTTCAGAGATTCCAGCAGAACGGTTTGGCTCTCGAAGAAAACAAATAAACTGAATTATGGCTCAACAAATCACAAGATTACTCCCATGGGGTAACATTGATGAAAAAGATATCATCAATGAATACGCACTAAATGCGGGTTCTGGAGAAGCTGGATCGTTCGTTAAAGTTGTAGCTGGCGACCTTTCAAAAGACCCAACAGAATATGTAAACTCTAGTTACTACGTCAACAGGATGGGTAACGCAACATCAAAATATCCTACCGTCACTGCGACAGTTGGATTGACCACAGGAACAGGCGATGCTGCTGTTGTTCTCGGTATGTTAATGCGCGACTATCGTGAAGTTGATGAAAATGGCGAGAAGCTACATTTCTACAATCCTAAAAAGGAAGAACTACAATGCTTGCTCTCAGGTGAAGCTGCTCCTATCGCTACTCGCGGTATGAAAGATGTTAACCACAGAGCGTTCGCCAACGGCGTAGTTCCAAATGTCAACGATGCTGCTGTTCTAGCTGCTGATGGTAAACTTACTGGCGTTGCTGCTGGAGATCGTTCTCAAGAGCAGAAGGACGCAACAGTTGGTAAATTCATCGGAACTGGATTCAGAAGTGGTCAACAAACCGCAGACGCGTTTGATGGACCATGGGCAAGACTGGTATTTTCAATAGATTAATCAAGCAACAACTCTAAATAAATGGAAATCACACTTAAAAGAACAGAAGATCAGATTGCATTGATTAAGGCAATTGCTTCGAAAAATCGCGATATCGCCTATGAAGCGCGTGCAGCGATTGCGGAGTTAGTTGGACCTGTAATTTCGGAAGTTATTAATAACGCGCCGACTCTCTCTAATTTCTATAAGAGAATGCCATATAGTGAGAACGATAACCCATCGATCCCACTGGACCTCTTTCATGACATTACAGATGAGCAATACATCCGTGTTCACTCTCAGACCGTCGCAGGTGGTCTGTCAAGTAACGAGATGTATCTCGCGCATGACGAACTGAAATTCAAGACCTACAGCCTTAACTCAGCATGGAGCGTTAATAAGCGTTATCCACGTCAGGCACGTCTTGATGTAATTTCAGCGATCTTTACTCGCATGGCACAAGAATTCTTGCTTCTGCAAGAAAAGTCAAGTGTCAACCAATGGTGCGGTGCGCTAGTCGTAGCTGACACGAAGATTCAAGGAACTGCTGAGCAGGGGAATCACGTGATCGATGCTACCAATGCAAACCAACTCTCAATCGACGACTTCAACCGTCTCCTAACTCGCTCTAAGCGTATTTGGAGTAACTGGAGTACAGGCACACCAGCAGGTGGCGCACGCTTCGGTATCACGGATCTGATTATGTCACCTGAAATGACACAGGAAATTCGCGCAATGGCTTACCAGCCAGTGAATACCCGTCAAGCAACTTCGGGAACATCATCGATTCCTGCCACAGACAACATGAGAAACGAAATCATGAGCAAAGCTGGATACCCATCTATCTTTGACGTGAACATCATCGAACTGTTGGAAATGGGGCTGAATCAGCGATACAACAAAATCTTTAGCGAAATTAATGAGCTTGAAGGATCACCAGTAACATTCACTCAGGCAAGTGACGAAATCCTCTTAGGAGTTGATCGTAACAAGTCTAATGCTCTTATCCGTCCTGTGGTTCAGGATGAAGATGCATCAAGCGATGTTAACGTGGTTCCTGATGACCAATTCGTAGATCGTTCTAAGAAAGTAGGATGGTATGCAGAAGTGAACGAAGCACGAATCGTGCTGGAAGATCGAGCACTTACAGGTCTTAAGGTTTAATTTCAAACCCTTTTACATAACCTAAACAAGAAGACGGAGACTAACCATCTCCGTTTTTTTGTGTAATGGTAGTTATGAATTACACTGATGGAAAAAACAGAAGGGCGCAAAGTCGTGAGTCTTTAGCAGCATTGGTCAACGATAAATCCCGTAATCCTTTCGGGACACTAAGTGAAACACAATTCGAAGATCGTTTGGCAGCAATGACAGTCGATGAGAAGTTCAGACTATGTGCTCAAGTCGGTGTCCGACCACAAGCAAATGGTCATGTTCATATTATGGACGAAAATCTGCGACAAGCGTTTGCTACGTATATTGAAACGCAACCCGCGTTTATTGAGGAAAAAACTAAAGAGATCAGCCGCAAGGCTGACTATCTAAATCCACCTCAGAGTCTACAAAATTTACTTAAGTAAATGAACACAGTAGGAACATTAGCATCGGAAATCGTGACGTATTCGTATCCAGACGATACGGGCCGCTTCTCCGTTACTTATGTTTCGGGTTGGATAGCGACATCGTTAGGAGAGTTTAACGGTCTAACTCATGAGTTTTTTGAAATTGATGGGTCTGGCAATTTCTCTCCTGAACTATGCCCAATAGAGTCGGGTATCTTTACAAAGCTTTACGACATCCAATACGCTAAGAAAGCATATCGCGAAGCACTTCGTGGTATCGTGTGGGGAGGTTCAACAGATTTCAAAGATACTCTAACTATGGTAAAAGAAGGTGATTCAGTAATCCAAAAGGTGAGCAAGCATCAGGTAGCTATAAGCTTCCGAGACTTCGCCGCTATGGAAGAAGATAACCTCAGAGATTTACTATATCAATATAATAACCAAAAGGCGTCACCACTTCAAGTTGCAGGAGAAGATGGATATACGCCAATCAAAGAAGTAATTAATTAATGGCAAGTCTTTTTTCAGATGACGAGAAAGCAGCTATTAGAGAAGTAATTGATGACGTTCATGATACATTTAAGCGAGAGATCTATGCTTATGTAGAAAAAGCGTCGTATACTGCCTTTAATAGCGATCACAACCCGTTGTATGGAAGGAACGACAATGAATCGCGTGCACTGCCAACACGCACTAAACATACCATTGAAGCAAGAGTTCATTATGAACGGTGGAACTCGGACGATGTAGATAATGATACTGCTCTACCTACATCCGAAAATATAGTCAGACTAAAGGTTAAGAAAGCTGACTATGAAATTTTGAAGAAAGCGGCGACTATCGAAATTGATAGCGAGAATTACAGTTTAGTGACTGACAATATCATTGAAGGTTCGTTGTCAACTGACAACTATACCGTCTACCTACGACGTGATACATAATGGCAGCTAAGGTGACTTTCAGTGTTAACATACCTGCTCTAGTGCGGGAAATGGGACAAGGTAGAAATCGTTCTATCGTGGAGGCTCAAGCTGTGCCATTGGTTCAAGAGGTGGTAGAAGTAGCACAACGACAGTTACAAGAAGAGTTCGAAGAACACGCTGTGACTCAGGAGTTGGATGCTGGCATTCATGCAGATAATCTTTCTGGCACACTAGACGGTTCTTACGGAAACCTATTTAGTTATATTGGTTTTAAGCGAGGTGATCATCCTACCGAAGTTATTAGGCGGGAGTTGTCTAAAAAATCTAAGGTTAAAGTAAATTTTACTGGTGGTAGGTTTAAGATATCTATGTTGGGTCCATCAAGAGATAAGATCTACAGTAAAACACCACTACCATGGGCATCCGATAGTTGGGCGCGACGTATCGAAGTCGGCATTGCAGGATTCGGGCGCTACCTTCTTAAGAACTCAGCTTCGTCTCGTTCAGGTATAGCTATTCAAACAGAGAAACAAATACGTGGCGGAAGATTTAGAAACGTTTCGTATCTAACTAAAATGTTTCGGCGCTTTTATGCTCAGTTAGGGGTAAAAAGATAGTGGGGTCGCAAGTAAATAATGGAGTCGCAGTTCATACATAAAGTCATACCATCATTTCAACTATGGGTTGAACACGAATTAGTGTCTGATAATTGCAAAGCTTATAATACAAATCAATCTAATAACTTTGCTTATGTTACTGGTTACAATGATATACCACCCAATCTTTTTCATGGGTATCAGGGTAGATTCAGGCAACTAGTGGCAGACTATAATGTTGACGTTCCTAATAGTGGCATATTTGTTAATGGTAACTTTGTCTCAGGAGACTCATCAGATGTCATGATTGATTATAATGATGGCAGAGTGATAGTTCCATTTGCGAGCGGCACAGGACTCACTATAACAGCAAATAACACCGTCAAAGAAGTTAACGTTTACATTACCGAGGACGACGAAGAAAAACTATTGGTTCAAGGCGACTTTATCGACAGTGCCTCACCCTTAATGACCCAACTGTTTGCAAATGAAGATAAGAGGGATGATTCAACCTATATTCTCCCCGCAGTCTTTCTTAAATTAGAAACAGATGTAAATAATCCCGTTGCATTAGGCGGCGAAGTAGACACACGGATCAAAATAAGAATGATCGTATTGTCTTTTTCAAATTATATTACAGACGGGGTTTTATCACACTTTAAAGATCAGGATAAAACCTGTATCAAGCTTGTTCCATTCGGTGATTATCCATATGGAAGAGCATTCACACTGAAGTCTTACCCATACAAATATACAGATTTAGCGGCGAACTATACCGAGAATATGTATGTTGAATCGGTGATGACTTCTAAAATCACAAAATCACTAACACTGGAAAAATTACAGAAAAATCTGATCATGGGATTTGCAGACTTTGATTTATCAATTTATCGTTACCCAAACGCTTAAAAACTGTGTAATTCATTCTGATCACAACTTTTATTTTAAGATATGGCTAAAACGCGCGTTCTATCACAATCAAAAGCACTCTATGTTACTAAGACAGGAACACTGTATGGTGACGGGACATCTCCCTCAGGAGTTGAAGCTACTCAGCTTCACCGCATCAACTCGTTCTCATACGAAGTAGACATTGCGGGTGCTAGACAAGACATTCGAGTTTTTGGTCAGCTTGCACGAATCGGGACTGTTACAACATCAGACCTTACTCCTACTTGCTCATTCGGTTATCTTCTTACAGATGGTGAAAATGAACACCACTTAGGAATGGAGATCGAAGAGTCAATCACAGGTGCAGCTTTCCAACCAGCAAAACAAGGTATTTCTGGATACCTAACGGAATCAGCCGACCACAACGAACGGAACTTGTTCGCTGTTACTGTAGCAGAAGGTGAAGATGCATTCGCCGCTGGTGCATGGGCCAACAGAAACCAACACGATGTTGTTGGATTTGGTAATGCTTTCGTGACTGAATACTCAGTTGATATGGCAGTCGGAGATATTCCTACAGCCAACGTTTCTATGGAGTGCGGTAACATCGCGTTCTATACGGGCAAATCAAGTGGACTATTCAACCCATCAATTAACCCTGCCGTGGGAACCAAAGCAGATACAGGTGCCGTTGTGCTTCCTGTAGCTTCAACAGGTGACTCAGCAGTTGACGTTCTTCGTGACGGTCAAATTTCATTAGACCTTCAAGATGCAACGAATCTCGGTATTGGTGGTGCTAAACTCGCAGAAGTCCACCCACAATCAATTTCACTTTCAGTGCCACTGGCACGTGAAGCACTTACCGAATTAGGTAACGACCTTCCTTACTCTCGTCCGTTAACATTTCCAATTGACGTGACACTTTCAGTCAATGCGTTGACCGCTGATATGACAGAAGGACAAACGGCTGGTCTATTGACTGGTTGTGCTGGTCAAGTAGAACGACTGATTACAGTTAAACTATATGATCGATGCGACCCATCAATCCTACGTTTGGGTTATGCACTTAAAGCGGCAGTTCTGGATAACATCTCATTCTCAACTGACCTCGATGGGGCAGAGACAGTAGATATGTCATTCTCAGCACAGATTGCTGGTGCTTCTAACATTGAAGCTGGTTTCTTCATGACTGGAGATTATCTCACATCAAATGCTTCACCACTTAATCCAACGTTGATCGGTGGCATGACATCTGCCTAATAATAATTAAAGTTTTTTGAAACCGTCGTTCCGCAAGGGGCGACGGTTTTTTTGTTGTGTAAAGGTATATGATGAAGTGTTGCACAAAATGTCTAAAAGAAAAAGAGCTATTTGAATTCCATAAAAATGGACGGGGCGGATTACATAGCCATTGCAAATCTTGTAAAAATAAATATTCTAAACAGTATAGAAAAATTTTCAATGATTGTTGGGATAAAAAGAAACGAGCAGAATATAATAAACAATGGAGGATGAATAATAAAGAACATATTAGCGCCAAACAAAAAGAAAAGCGTGACAGTAATACGACTTATAAATTAGCGGGGAATTGTCGAACAAGAATTGGTTGTTTCATCCGACAAAAAGGTTTTTCTAAAAATTCATCAACACGACAAATGATAGGGTGTAACTGGAAGGCACTTAAAAAACATCTTGAATTACAATTTAAAAAAGGAATGAGTTGGGGTAATTATGGTTCTGATTGGCATATTGACCATGTGATTCCTTTAGTAAGAAGTGACAGAGGGTTTTATTCTGTCGAAGAATTATGTCACTTTACCAATTTACAGCCTTTATGGGCGAACGATAACATCGTTAAAGGAGGATCATAATGAAAGACTATTTGTTAGGTTACGTCAATGTTGATTTCTCTTTCAATACTGATATTTCTGTAAGGGTTCCAGAGAGCGGATTCTTATTACAGTTAGGGCAAACAGGAGCAGACTTCTATCCCGTAATATCATTCTCAGGAGTTTCGGGCTACATCTTCGATCAACGAGGGGATTTCGTTGCAGGTTACAGCAAGAACGGAACCTTTTCTATCAGTGGTAATTACGATTATAATGGAGATAATGAACCAGAAGCAACTGGACGCTTATCATACTTTCTTAACGAATCATTTATTGCAAACAATATCTACAATACAGGGTTTATAGACGCTATTCGTTTTGAAGGTTATTCTGATGATAACGTAGCAAACATAAGTTTTGTTATCAACACGGGAGACTCTGTAGCTGTAATGTCTCAAAATGGATATTACTTTCAAGACGCCAGTGGAAATTATATATTTACTAGTTAATTGATATTTCTTATTTAAGAAAATATAATATGATTATGAAGCAGATATATCAATTCGATGTAGATATCGACAATAAGCCAGTAACGGTTATCATTAAAAAGCCTAATCACGGGCAGATTGAGGATGCGGAATTTGTTTTTTCTCAAAAATTTAACCAACTTTTAAATGCAGGTTTTCTTAGCCGAAGCATGATGAACAAAAAGTATGGTGATATTGGAGGTGCATATTCCGACAAAATGATTAAAGATTTAGGAAGTGCTATCGAAAAGTTAGCTGATTGTGAACGAACAATTCAGTTCTTTGAGGGTGCAAAAGACCTTTCAGACGATCAACAGGAAGAGTTAATTGAGGCAAAAGACGCGTATGCCAATATTCAGTTTAATATTGCTAATATGGACCGTGACCTTGAGGTAATGTATGCCAACTCCGCAGACGCCAAATCAGAGGAACATATGATCAAATGGTTCGTTCTTCAAACCGCACACTTCGAAGAAGCTGTAGAGAAAGATGGTAAAGAAGAACGAGAAACGTTCCCGTTATTTGACGGTAATACTTTTGAAGAAAAACTATCAGCTTATTCTGAATTCTTAGATGATGTTGAAGATGCCGATACTGACGATTTATCGAAGAAAAAGAAAATTGTAGCAGCGTCATTAGAAAAACTTTCACGCGTTATCAACCTTTGGTATCATGGTATGGGGCATACTTCAGAGGAAGTGGAGAAAAACTATGCACGATATTTTCCTGAACTAGTGGAAGAGGAAGAGGAAGTTCCAGAAAAGAAACCTTCCAAAAAGACAGCTAAGAAAAAAGTTGCAGCTAAAGAAGAAGTCGCAGAAGAATCTGCTTCTTAAATGGATTTGTGCTTCTACGAGATTTTAGCTGGTAAATCAAGACTCCTTCCAGAAAACGGGGGAGTCTTTTTTTATAAGCACCCAACACTCTTTGAGCTAGAAATGTCTGGCGAATTCAAAGAGCGGTATACTTTACGTGCTAAACAAGGAGGTATGCTAGATGAACAGGAGATGTTGCAAGCGGCAAAATCTAATGGTGGTTGGTCAGTCGAAAAAGAAGCGGAGATTACTGAATTAAAATGGTTGGCAGAAAAACAAGAAAAGGCTCTCAAAAAAGTAGCGGACGAACCATCTTTGTTGCAAACCTTCCAGAATAACCTAAACGAAACAACTCATCGTTTAGAGGAACTAAGAATAAAACGTGAAGCTTTAACACGTTTCTCACTAGAGAACTATGTGAGTGAAAAAGTAAATATGGAGTTATTTCGGCGCTTCATATTTGATGACGAAGATTGTATAGAACCTACGGATCAAGCAACGGTTATGTCAATCATGCCGACTTTCATGACGAAATATGACGACTTGATGGATCAAGACGCTACATTAAGACGATGTTATAATCCATCCTTTTTTGAATTGTTTCTTCTTTCTAGTGCCGATCCTTTAAAAATTTTTGGCAAGAACATATACGAACTAACTATATTCCAAAAGAACTTATTAGTTTATTCGTTTGTGCTTCGACGCAAGATAGATAATATACCTGATATACCAGCTAGTGTAATAGATAATCCTATTGCGCTATACAATTATGACCCCGACGAGAAGAACGGTGGTCAACAGGAAGAAATGAATATTCGCGAATTCGTTAATTCACGAGGTGGAGAAGAAAATTTAAAACCCGAAGACTATGTTACATAATTTCGTGTAAATGGGTGTATGGCAAGTATAAGTAGAGGTGGAGCGTTAGTGTTCAACGCTCAACTTAACCTCAACACGAACAATCTTAACCGTCAGGTCAGACGGACTGCGAAACAAATTCAGGGGAATTTTAATAGTCTCCATTTGAATCCTCGTGGTATGAAAGGTTTCCAACAATCGTTGGGACGAATTACTGGTCAAGCAACCGAATTCCGTAAATCTATGGATGCTGCTACCGCACGTGTGTTCGCGTTCGGTGCTACTGCTGCTGTATTAAATACAGTTACCCAATCTTTTCGTGCTTTAGTAAGTACAACTATTGAAGTTGAAAAGCGACTGATCGAAATTGATTCGATCATGGGCGGAACGGCTGAAGAGATGCAACATCTACGTAAGGCTATTTTCGAAATTGGCAAGAACACAGGTCAATCTTTTACTACTGTAGCTGACGGTGCAGCGGAACTTGCACGTCAAGGTTTGAAAGCAGCAGAGACTCAGGAACGACTAAATGCCGCATTGATTCTAACTCGTATTTCAGGACTTGATTCTGTATCATCAGTAAATGCTCTTACTGCTGCGATCAACGGTTATACAAGATCGGCGCTACAAGCTGAAGAGATTGTTAACAAGATCGTTGCTGTTGATACAAAGTTTGCTGTATCTGCTAAAGATTTGGCTGATGGTTTCCAACGTGCTGGTGCGACAGCGGAAGATGCTGGAGTTTCATTTGATGAACTACTCGGTATTATTACTGCTGTTCAACAAACAACCGCTCGTGGTGGTGCTGTTATTGGTAACGCCTTAAAATCTATTTTTACTCGTATTTCACGAACAGATTCCCTTGCCCAACTAAAAGACTTAGGTGTTCAAATTGATGCATCGCAATCTGGTATTCAAAAGCTGAATGCGTTGTCTGCTGCACTGGAACGACTATCAGATCCCACTAAAAAGAATAAGATTAAAGAACTTGCTGGTGGTGTGTTCCAGATTAACGTTGTATCAGCAGCATTAAAAGACTTAGCTAAAGATCAAAGTCTGTTTCGAGAAGCTACAGCTATTTCATCTAACGCTACTAGTGAGGCTTTTGATAAAAATGAAAAGCTAGCTAAATCTCTATCTTCTCAAATCAATGAGTTGGTTGTAGGTATGACCGATCTCGGCAATAAGGTTGGGGCGATTACTCTAGCGCCGATCATTAAAGATCTAGTTACACTTGCGAATAAAGTTTCAGACTTTTTCGGCACAGCATTAGATCCTGAATCAGGATCTAATGTCATTAAAGATATCTTTAAAGGTATAGCAAAATTTATACAAGGTCCGGGTGTAGTTCTGATTACAGGTGCGTTCCTTAAAATTTTGCAACTGGTAGGTAGATTTGCACGACAGGGATTAAATGAGGTTCTACATCTTAACTCTGCTTCTCAAAGAATCAAAGATATTGAGGGTGGTATAGTTCAACTGTTGGTTCAAGACGACAAGTTACGTGCTAGTATAGCAAGTAAATCTGTTACTATTGAACAGAAGCATCGTCTTATTCAAAATGCGATCAAACAAGAAAACTCATTACTGTTAGTCCAAAAGAATTTGTTACGTGATCTTGCTGCGGGGGTATATGCGAGAGGTGGTCGTGGCTATTCAGCAGGAGGTCAGCTTACTAATCGTTTCAATAGACCAATATCTTCATTTGCTGCTGGTAACTATCCATCGGCTGGTATGTCGGCTGGTATGTCGGGCACTATAAAAAAAAATACGCTCGACTACGCAAGACCCGTCTTCGATAGAGAACTGATTTCAGAAGAGAAGCGTCGTGCTCGTGCCGAAGGTGCGCGTGGACCAATTAATGTCTATATGTCTACTGGTCCTGCACAGATTGGTGGACAACACTTTATTTTTAACGATCAAGAATTGATGGTGCCACGTGCTGGTGGTGGTAAAGATGCTGCTGTTATACCATCATATAAAGCTCCACCGAAACACCGAAAATTAGGAAAGATTTTTGCATATGGAACTCCTATTGAGAACCATGTTCAACGTAGTTATTTCCAGTCAGAAAGGTTCGGAAAAATTTTCAACACAGGTGCAGATGGGTTCAAAGGAACACCAGAGCAGCAACAACAAATGCTTCGTTTGTTTGTTGATAGAAGTCATCAAAGCAATATTGATGAAATTATTAATTCCCAACCAGAAGGTAACAGAATCAGAACTTTATTTGGTTCACCGAATCTACGTTCACGAATAGACTCATCAGTTATTAATGACAACTGGAATAAGAAGACGACTTATGAGATTGTTACTGCGGACGATGGCAGTAGAAATATTGATACTAATGCTAATAGTATAGATGAGCTAGCTACTGCTGTATATAAAGATTCGGCACTTAACAGTGTAGCTGGATCTGAAAGAATATCTGACTCAGTATTTGGACGGAAAGGTTCATATACTTTTAATGGCAGTCCTGTCTCTGCTGGTGATTTGGAGAAACTTAAAAACTATGATCTATCAGGTGTAGCGGCGAATCGTTTCTCTTCATTAGTAGATAAAGCTGCGACAGGTGTTCGTAAAGATATACAAGGGGCAGATGACGCCTCTAGATTAAAAATCAAAGGTATTAGTTCATATGCTATAGCGGTTCCTGATGCCAACTCATTAAGATATTTAGGACCATCGAGTGGTGCGGGTAAAGGACAAGCCAGCTTTATTGATGAAGATAATAAGAAAGTAAATGTTCCATGGCAATTTGTTAAGAGAGACGGTAAGAGAGCTTTTCAGGGTTTCTATCCAGCTACGAAGGAAGATGTCAATATGGCTGAAACTCGTGAACTGTTAGAGGAAAGGTTCTTAAAGTTCGCCGCTAAATCCGCAGTAGGATATAATGAATCTGTTTTTGGTAGAACTTCTTCTACGCCAGAAAGTATTGTAGGAGAATTGAAACGTGGTGAAGGTGCTCGTGGTGCTATCGGTAGTTTAATCGGTTCGGCATTTGAAGCGGCAGTATTTTCAGCGTTTGGTGTTACTCATGGTGGAGGAACAGGTCAACTATTTGATGTTAGTGACATTCCACCTAATGCATTGAAGCTATTTAGGACGTTGGGCGGAACTACCATGGGAGCATGGGCTTCAAAAGCTTTCTCTCAAGGTGGTAAAATAGAATTAAAAGGACAAGGAACAGGACGTAACTTAAACTCGTTTGTTGAAAAATCTCTTAAAGGAAGATTTGGTAAGAACCATGAAGGAATACAAAAAGCCATTGAAGCAGGAACAGAACTTGTATTGGCTCGTGGTAGTCTACAGATAAAATCTATTCGTAAGCATGGTTTATTACTACCGTCGCTAAATCAAAAAGAACTGTCACGTAGTATAAGTAAGTTAGCACCAGATGGTGCTAGATTTAATTCTGGTCGTCCTATCCCATATACTACTGCGGCCAATGCTTTTAATTTTTATAGTCCGAAGGGTCCAAAGGTTGATGAAGCGGCGAAAGGTTTCAAAAATGATATAATCGAACAAGTTGCAGACGAAGCTGTTGTATGGGCGAAAACTTATGAACTAGCAGGTAACAACAGATCAACAAAACACGCGGCGAGAAATCACTTAATAGGTGGTGGTGATGGTGGCACGCAAGGTGCTCTAGCTGCTGGTGTAGGTGCAGCATTCGAGGCGGCGATTGTTGATCATCTCGGACTCCTTTCGTCTCAAGGTGACGGGTCAAATAATTTTGATATTACAGGCTCTCAAAACCTTACCAAACTTCGTGGATTAATTGGCGCACCAACAATCACAAGAAATTTCGAGGCTAAAGTCTCATCGTCAGATCGCAATATGAAGGACTTTGTGAAGAAAGTCCTTAATTTTGAATACAAGGGTGATTGGAGACATGCGTTTTTTGATGCTACAGGTGATTCATTACCTGATAAAAGCACACTCACACAGCAACAAAAAGTTCAAAGAGCAGCTAGACAAGAGAGACAAGGGAGGTTCCAACAAAGACGCGAACGTCGTGGATTAAGAACTTCTTCTCAAAACATAGAATCTAAACGTTTCGGTAGACGTGAACCTATTCAATATTTTGCAGGTGGGCATATACCACCTGAACTGCGTGCAAGAGAAGAGTTAACTGCAATGGCTCACGGTGCGCCATCAACTGTTAGAGCTAAACGAGGCAAAGGTACAATTGGTGGTAAGCCATTCGTGATGAATAATCACGAGACTGAAATTGTTGGGGCTGGTCCTATCAGTGGAGATTCTGCGGTGATACCTAACTATGCTCGTATCATTAATGGTAGACCAGTTATGAAAGGTGCTGCTATTATGCCTACACGTTTAGATAGAAGGTATAATCCTCCTGAGGTTCCTCATGGTATGTCTCCAATTGAAGACAGACATATTACTTTACTGTCTCGTGCTGCTAGTAAAAAACTATCGCAAGAAGAACAACAAAGGCTAGCCGAAGCTTTTAAATTAATTGATCCACCTCAATCAGCTAATTTTGGTAAAAAATTTCATGCTATACGAGAAGCTAAAGGAAAAGAGTCTGTCGGATATGTTCTTAAAGAACAAGCAGAATTTCGTGAATATTTAGCGAAAGTATTTAAACTTGCAGGGGTTAAAAATCCTGAGCCAGATAGGTTGTTTCATCTATCAACAGCGGCCAAACAACTTCCTGATACACCCGTCGCTTTTTCAGCAGTTGGTGACGTTGGCGCAGGTGATGTGCCAAACTTCGCTTCCTTTCATCATGGACGTGGTGGTAGTAATTTCAACCGCTTCAATACAGGTGGTGGACGTAGACCATTACGCAAACCACCATTCCGTAATCCGAAACAAACAGATTATGTAGACTTCTTTGCGTTATATGAGAATCCAATGTTTCAACGATTGTCGGTAAGAGATAGAGAATCTTTAAACACACTTCTCGGTTCCTATGCTGACGGTCGTATAAACAGATCCCGTGGAATACAACAGGGATATGCAAGCTCTAAAGATCTATTAGCTGCATTAGGAAATGATAGGGGAATGAATTCTGCTATCTATCAAGCGTTAGCAGGAACCAAAGGTGTCTTTCCGAATTTTGCTTCGCTTCGTATAAATCGCCGCCATCACATTCCATCAACTCAAAGATACGGTCCTGATTCAAGACGTGTTCATGAGCCACTTGATTATGTCCATACACTTCCAGATGGTAGAAGAGTAAGAATTACTTCAAGCGTAAGCAATATTCATAAGTCAAAAAGAACTGGTGATCCACAAATTCATCTGACTAGTTTAGATAACTTAGAACCAGAAGAGATTGCCTATCTTATGTCATTATCTGGTCAGTTAGGAAAAAAACCAGACACTTCTCTTTTACCAGCTAGTCAGAGGAATGATAGGGTCATTCTAACTAGTGGTTTAGAGCATCTATCTAGTGCTGAAAGAAAAGAATTAGGTTTACGCGGACGGACAAAAAAGATTCGCGCTGCTACTCGTAGCCAACCTGATGAACTCGATGAAATTTTCGAGTTGATGGATGAGATAGCGCAACAGCCAGAATTCGCTATTGTTCCTCATCGCCCTCAAACTGGTAAAACTCGCCGCTTATCAGAAACAGAATCTCGTTTTGAAAGAATCCTTTTGGCGAAGAAGAAGGGAGCGCCGAAGTTTGATGACGCTTTTGATGATCTAGTTACACCAGTTACAGGCGCGATTGGTCCAGCCCAAAGTATGGTTAATAAAATCAACAAGTTGGGTAATGCTAAAGCTATCGAGGCAGCATATGATGGTGTTGGTCCAGCAATGAGTGAAGCTATTGCTGCTCGAATTCCGTTACAGAGTTTTGATGATATACTTACTATTCAAAATGCTTTAGGTAAACCTATTTTTAGTCAGGCACAAATAGAAGCTGGTAAAGTTCCTAAGAAGCTTCAAACTATGATGATCAGTGGTGGACACATCACCCCTGAGGAAATGAAGCGTCGTGCTGATTTACAAGCTAAACTAACAAGTTCAGCGGGTGCGCCGAAATTAGAAACTTTATATAGAAGTGATGGTAAAGGAGGATCTGAACTATCACAACATGTAGTTGATCCGAATGATACATCAGCTAACAGGCACCGTGCAGCTAATCAAATTGGTAGAAGGCACGATCCAAATATCAATAGAGTATCAGTAGATGATCTTGTTGCTGCACAATTACCATTGATTGATGCAGATCGAGCACGGGCTATCGTAAGAGAACGTGAAGCTAATGGGCCATTTAAAAATATGGCTGACCTTGAGCGACGTGTTACAGGTATGGGTTCAAGAATAGGTGGTCGTCTTGAAAATCGTATTACCTTTGCTAAAGGATATATACCTAACTTCGCAAGAATATTTGCAAGAGCGTCGAATGGTAAGATTAGAGAACTGACAGGCGGCGAACTTCAACGTGGACCATTGCGACAGTTTGAAAACGAAGCTGGAGATGTTATTCAAGGAACACGACGTAGCAAAGGTATAATTGATTCCGATGTTCTACAAAATCCAAAGAATGTAGATAAGGTAGCAGACGCTATGTTGGAGTATGGTATTATTGATGCTCAAGGTTATCATCAATATGCCATGACAGGTAAACTACCTCCACAAAGCGTAGCTAACTATAACAAGTTCCTGTCACAACGCGCTATTGAAAAAGAAAAAAGAACTAGCTTAGTTGTTGGTCCAGTAGGTGCAGGAAAAACTTTCTTATCTCGTGGTGGAAATAGAGGTAAAGCAGGACAAGCGTTCGGTGGACAGAAGACAGTAGACATTCTTACTCCTGCGGACATTGATGCATTGGACGATGTTATCATCGCAAGATCAGAGACTTCTGCTTCGCCACTGTTGAACAATGCTATTCAAGGTGAAGGTATTGATAGAAATATAGTTCAAGGTCTGAATAGAATCGTAGTGCTTTCAAGTCGCGAAAATCCAGCACACTCAGAGATATTAAGACGTAGACATTTCCGTTCAAGCACTGGCGAAGGATTGGAACGAGCGGGTCAAGCTAGATTCGGTAGACAACCAACTACTGATACTGCTATACTTGAAGGTCTTGCAATTGAAGCTAGCCGCAAGTTTGAAATTGGTGGTGCAGGTGATCGTGCTAGACCAGCGTTCGTAAACATTAGAGAGAACTTTGGATCAAGTTTGGCGCGTTTGCATGATGTAACATTGAATGATGGTCGTCTTCTTAAAGGAAATACGCCACAGTTGAAGAGTGGTCAAGTAGCTGTAGCGGTTGGAGGCTTTTCACCAACAACTGCGGGACACGCAGACTTAGCAAGGATTGCAGGTCAACATGGCATTGCGCCAGAAAATACTGTATTCCTTATTTCGCATGGAGGAAGCTTTAGTAAGAAGCAAGCAGAAGGAGTAATTGGAGGTGGTGGTTTTGATGATCATGGTCTTCGCGGTAAACTATTGAACCAAAGAGATCGCGCCAATATTGCTGCGGCTACTATAGGTGAAGGTCCAGCGGTATCAGTATCTAATACAGATTTCAGAGAAGGTTTTAGTAGTAGACTTCCTTTTGTTAGAAACGCTCAAGGTGATATTGTTCGACCAACCAAAGGTAGTATCCGTGTGGCTGGTCAAGATAAACTAGATGATGCTGGTGTTAAACTACCAGCTTTTGATGATAATATAAAACTTACTCGTGAAGAAGCGGGTTCATCTTTATTTACTCACTTTGATCCCGATTCCTCTAAAGATTTAATCGATGATGTATTTGATGCTGTAGTTGTTAAGGCTAGATCTGCTACGGATGTTTCGGGAACGGGCGCTCGTAAATTACTATTAGATTTCGATAGACCTGATCAGGAAATAACGCAACAATTTGCTAGTGAACTAGAGAAGGTAGTTGGTCAGGAAGGTGCTAGATTTTGGTTAACTGAGAACTCTTATGGAATAACAAACTTACGTGCACTTCGGGAACGAACTGCTGCTATGCCTTCAATTTTATCAAAGGCTCAAACTAATGCAGCGGAAAATTTTGAAAGAGTTATTCAGCCACGTATTGATGATATAGCTGATGAGATTGCTGAGATTAATTCTACAACTCGTGAGATCAAAACAACGAAACCTGTTGAGGGTATTCATAGGGATGGAGATTTCTATAGGTCTAATGTATGGGCCAAATCGCCACGTGTTGGTGACTATCCTACGGAAGCAAAAAGGGTAGCAAAACTCCGTAAAGAAGAAAAAAAGTTAAAACGACAAAAAAATGAAATCAACAGCGATCAAGAGCTAGTCGAATGGGAGCTTAATAATCCTCAATATAGAATAAAAATTCCTGATGAGGGTGTTGGAACAATACCGTCATTTGCGCGGAATCCTATTGCTGATGCTGTTGCGCGAGAAACTACAGGAACAGGTGTTAAACCACATCAGGTAAGATTAGACACTCACCCATTAGCGAAACGCCACAACCCTATGGGTCTAGTGGTAACGAATACTCGTGATCAAGCTGGTGGTAGAGCATCATCTGTATCTAATCGTGACCTTATAGCGGGTAAGCATGTTTACCCTAACTTTTCACGTATTCAAAGAATCACTAATAGTCGCGCCTTCAAACTTTTGAAAAAGAGTCAAGGTATATATGGTGTTGCAGGAGATGCTATCAGAGGATTTCCTGATGCTATCAGAGATATAGGTAGAGGCGTAAGATTTGCTGGTGGATTGGGTAGACGTGGTGCTGCTGGTTTGTTTGACCTATTAGGTGGTAAAAGACGCAGAGTAAACAAACTTCTTAAAGGCACAGAGTTTGCACACAACAAAGATGTAAAAGAACTTTTCAAAAGGTTACCTCGTAAACAACTAGACACTTTATTAAGTCAAGGTCCAAATGGTGGACGTATAAGATTTGGTAACATCAGTGGAGGTGGATTAGGTGGTAGCTTCGATAGCGAAACAGGTATATTAGGTTTAACTAGTAACACAAGATTGGGGCTACGTGGTATCGGTGGTAAACGAGCACAAGAGGAAGCACTAAATGTATTACTTCATGAATCTGGTCATGCTTTTGATTTTTCAAAAACAAGAGTAGGGGCATCTACAGGGGATCGTTTAGCAGGATTGTTATCTAGTTCAGCAGGATTTAGAGTTGCACTACAACGTGACAAGCGCCGAAATGGTTTCGCTGGTAATTTAGCGAATAATTTATTAGCTGATTCTGCTGTATCTAACTTGAGTGATCAAGAGTTTTTTGCAGAGACTTATGCTATGGCATTTAGTAATACTGCTCGTGCCAAACAATGGAGAAAGTTATTCCCTGAGGCTACTAAAGCTGTTAAGAAAATGGTGAAAGGCAAAACGCCAAACTTTGCCGATGATATGTTTATCTTCGATGCAGCTAGCGGCGAACTTGTAAATCCGCTAACTCAAGAGAGAATTCCATTTGATCCAGACACAGGTGCTATACCTGCATCACCATCAGGAGAAAGACGGGCACCTGAACCTGATCCTGCACCTGAGCCATCAGAGCCAGCTAAAAAAGCAGCGAAGTCTAAACCTGCATCAATAGATCCTGAGGAATTAACACCAGACCAAAGAAGGAGACTTCAAGCGGCGAATAGTGGTTATACTATTGTGAGCGATCCTCAAACTGGCAAACAGAGATTGGTTAGAAACGATGTATTAGCACGAGCACGTCAAGAACAATTTGCTAAAAGAAACCGTGGCAGAGTAGTAGGTCGTGGTGGACCTCCACGTGTCGCAGTCAGAAGAGGTAAACCTCCTGTGCCGACATTGTTAGCACGCACTAAACAACAAGGTGATAGAACTATAGGTGTTCGGAGAGCGCCACAAGTCCCACCATTAACTCGTCGTGGTTCAGTAGGACCACGACCTGTTCCTGTATTATCTCGTAGTGGGGCAACTTCTATAGATCCTGTTACGGGCGCTATATTGAATACACGTCGCGCTGGTGCTGCCACTGGATCTGGTAGTGGCATAGGATCTGGTGGAGGTGGAGGCACTGGTGGAGGTGGTGGAGGTGGAAATTTCTCTAGCTTACCAGACGATGATCCAAATAGACAATTATCCGCCGCTCAACAAAGAGCAGAAGATAAAAAGGCACGTGAACGTGATAGAAAAAGGGTTAGAGCAAGAGCTAGACGTGGTAAATCTACATCTCTTTCTGGAATATCTCAAAATAGAACACAATCATCAAAACCTCCAAAGCAAGGCGGGCGTTTAGGTAGTGCGGCTCTCGGTCTTAGTTTTGCTGCATCATTTTTATTACCTCAATTAGATGAAGGACTTAATAAGAAATTTAACAAATCTCAACCAGAAGTAGATAAACTTAGTTTGAAATTGCGCGAATTAGTTCGTGAGCTTGAGAATACTGATGAGGCAATCAACCCTGAACGTCACGCAGAACTAACAAAAGCCATTAAACAAACTGAAAGTGGTTTAAGAAGTGCTTCAAGGGCGGCAGAAGAGATGTCAGGAAAGATTTCTCTATTTACAGGATTAGGTTTGGCTGCTGTATCAGCCATGGAACCTCTATCTAGTGCGGTGAAAGGATTGGGTAAAGCAGCGTCGAATGTTCCGTTAGGACCATTAGCAGCAGCAGGATCAAGTAAAGCTCTTACTGCTATAGGTGGTAGTGTAGCAGGTGGAACAGGTCTTGCTGTAGGAGGTGCTATAGCTGCCGCATTAGCCTTAGCAATTGGTGGTGGTATTCTTGCTAATAAGGCGCGTAAACGTGAGATAGGTGAAACTAGTGAAGAAGATAGACTAAGCACCAAACTATTTAGAGAAGGAAAGGAAGAAGGCGATACATTTAAAACGATTCAAGGCGTAGCTATACAAACCTTGACTGCCCCGTTCGATGCTATAGGAAAGCATATTGGTAAAGTAGAAAAGAACTTTGATATCTTTGATGGGAAATTAATTGGAGGAAGTAGTAAAATAGATAACTTTGGTCTTTCTTTCAGTGATATAATTCCTTCATTAAAGGGCCTTTCTGTTTCTGCGGAAGAAGGAGATATAGGTCTTGAAAAGTTCGGAAAATCTCTCGGAAAAACAGGATTAGAATTAGCAAATTTTGAACTTAAACTTCCGACTGTTCGTAATTTAACTGAGTTCTTTGCCAAACCATTAACAGGGTTTACCATTGACCAACTAAATGATCAAGAGCGCCAATATCAAATTGAAAATTCAGTACAAGCTGGAGAGGGTCAAGAAAGATTAGCTACATATGGAGCAGATGGTAGAATTACTGGTTTCAATGTTGTGTCTAATGCTCAAGCAGAAGCACGTAGACAAAGAATTCAAGGCGAACGTGTAGTAGGACAGATTGATAGACTACGTGAGCAGCGCCAAAGATTTGATGACTTAGGAATAGATACTACTAGAACAGTAGTAAAATCACGTGTTGGTCAAATATCAAAACGTGATAAGCAATTCCAACAGTTTGACTTTGGTTCGGCGCGTAATCAAATATCTTTACAAGAATCACTTGCTCGCTTTTTACCAGAAGGAACGGCAGATGAAGCAAACAGAAAGTCTCAGAAGTTACTCAAGCTTGAAGAACAAAAACTAAGACTTGCAAAAAATGATGCTGATAGTGCTCTCAACTTAAGTACTGAACTGCCTGAAATAAACATTGTTGATTTCGATAAAAGCGTAGACAATATAAGAACTGCTCTTAATGATCCGAAATTTGCAGAAACATTCGCTAGATCTAACTTTGAAAACAAGAGAACTATTCGTAAAACTATTGATGGTAAAAGGCGACGTGGAGAGTTCGATTTTTCTGATGATAAGAGTCCAGCAGATGCAGCGAAACGTGCAGAGGATATCATTGCAAAGCGAATCGAAAAAGAAACTATTAGTCTATCAAAACTAAGAGGTATTGAAGATAACAAGAAATTCTTTCAAGCATTCAGCCGAGTAAAGATTAAAGATAAGTCTTTCATTGGTGATGCTCGTGGTGGTATATTAAATGCATTATCCGCCGAAGCTAAAGAAGCTTTACGCGGCGAGAAATTAATCTCAGGTGCATTCGGAAATCGTGATGCGAGATCAAAAGAAATTAATGATTTAACAAACTTTCGAGACTTTATTATAGATGACGATAAACCTCTTACTAAAGATGCGTTTGAAGCGTTCGAAGATAAAGTGGATGAAATCATTAAAAAAGGAATCAATGTTGAGGGTATTGAGGAATGGCGAAGCGCCAACCATGAACTGTTCGCGGGGATGGTTCAACTACAACAGCAGAGAATGGTTGAAGAACGTGCTGCGTTTGAGCGCACACGTGCTGAAAACAAAGCTTTCCTTCAACAGTATGGTCAGAGTGTAGATAATTTAGCCGCGAAATTTAGAAACTTAGGTCAACCTAATGCTGGATTAAATACTATAGATATTAACAATCCATTCGGCGCTAACAACGATGTATTGTTTGATCAATTAGGAGTAGCAGGACAAGATCGTTCTCGGTTACGTTCTAATATAGCCAATAATCAAATATTTAATATTGATGATATTTTAGGTAAAGAAGTAAGTGATTCAGGTAAGGTTACTTTCCGTAATGAAACATTCGAAGCGTTTCGTAAAGCGACAAACATTGCTCGTGAAACTGAACCTTTAGATGAGAATGGTCGTGTTCGATTCAGCAAAGGAGTTCAGGAAGAAGTATTTCAAAAACTAGATTTCAGAAGGGCCGAAGGATTAGGTAGACAAATTGGTGGACCTGTTAATCGAATCACTAGACAGTTCTCTCAACTTCAAAACGCTGATTCCGTATCAGACGTTCTATCATCTATTGATTTAATAAGACAGACTAAAACAGCAGGTGAAGCTGCTATTCGCCAGATCCCTCTTAACGATGAAGCGGGTAGAGAGCAACTACGTGGAGTGGTTAACTCATTAATATCTGAGATGGGTGGCATCATTCAACAAAGTGTCGCGGGAACTACTGCGCTCGGATTTGCTGACACTGCTAGAGCAAACGCAACTAAAGAAGAAAAGATACGTAGCAAGTTCGATAAAGAACAGAAAGATATTGATACCCTACTAGACGAAGATGCTCTTAAGAATAAAGGTACGTCTGAAACTGCAACAGACAAAGATGTTTTAGGCGATCAGATTAAAGCTAAAATTGATACTGCTGCAAAACCTCTATATGATTCATTAACTGAGTTTCAAGGTAACATGAAGAAGTTCAACGGCTTTATGTCTACTGCGGCGAAAGATTCAGAAGCGGTAGCGCAAGAGTTGAAGCGTGCTAACGCGGCATTAGCAGAAGTAAGTCAAGCTATCGATGTTCCCGCGATCAGAGATGTGTTTGATAAACTGCGTGAAGCTGCAAATGAAGCAGATGCAAAAGAATTAACTGGAGGAGCTACGACCTACGAATTTGATTTTAAACCAGTTAAAAGCAAATAATGAAATTATACATCTCAAAAATAGATAACTCTAACACCAGTGTTAGCTTCCAATATTTTGGTAGTGAACACATGTGGGGTTTATTAGTGTCTGCCAATTACTCTTTCCATTTGAAAGATGTTACTGGAGAAGATGGAGATGATAAATTACAAGTGGGCATGGAAGCAATTGAAACTGCTTATGCTCAACCTAATATAGCGGCGAAAATCGGCGCTGACGAATTTCGTAACGGTAACGTAGTATCAATTGAGTTTGATGAATCACGTGGGGTAGACAGAACCAAAGGCAGCATTGTCATTGAAGAACGTATACGTATTGAAGAAGATGGCGCTCTATCTAATCTTACTGATTTAATTCCGTCGCCACAAGATATAGAAAGTTTCTCTGAGTCATTTAATTTTAATCGCGGCGAGAATTCATATAGTTATGAACGAAGTGTTTCGTTAAAGTATCGTCAAGATGCTGGTGGTGAGTTTTTAAACAAAGCATACTTATTCTTAAAGAATGTATATCTAAATAACCGTCCAGCTTATGGGTTTCAGGAAGATGGTATTTCTGAATGGGGAAGAGTAGATGCGGGACTTAAACCTGTCGCAACTGAATCGATTGATATACTTAACAAGAGTGTCGAGTTTTCAGAATCTTTAGAAACTAGCAGGATAGAAACAACTGCTAACCTTCCTTTTTCTAAATCAGAGACTTCGAAGACGGTGCTACAGTCAGATGGATACAAACTAAAAAATTATTCGTTTGAAATTCGGGCGCTTTCTGAACCATACGAAGCGAATATAATACATGGTATCACTGGCACATTAGACGCTGTAATTCAAGCTAACACGGGTGCCTACAGTCAACCCACCCTTATTTCAAAAGGGGTATCAGAGCAGGGTAATGTAGCTACATTAGATGTAGAATTCACAAATGACCCGCGCCGAAATAATAATACAAATATAGACTACTCTGCGGCGAAGACCGAATCGCCAGAGGGTTTTGACAGTTTCACTTTTAACCTAACGGTGTCGTCAAGGGGAAAGAACGACGTTACGAAGTTTACTCGTAACAAAGATTATTGGAAGAGTAACACCAACTTGCCATACAGTAAAATTCCAGTTCTCTTTCCCGAAGTAACTTCTGGCGAACTTTTCGAAGTTGACAGAAATGTTTCGTTTGAACCCTTCGGCAACACCGTGTCTGACACCTCTAGATTTTCTACTGATCCACAGTTTTCTGGATTAGCAGATGGCACTCTACTTCGAACAGCAACTATTTCAGATAGAAAACCTGTGAGTAGAGATACTGTTATTCCTATCTACGGTGACGAAGAGATATTAGTACAAGGAGCAGGTAAAACGCTCGGAGAAAGAACGATTAATGTATCTTTAACTGCAAAAACTAATGATGTTTTAGTGCCAAATGCATTATCATTTGCTAGTGGGTTTGCGCCTGATGCAGATTATTCTTTTTTGGTGCGCCAAACTACAACGGAAAACATACTTAAACAGACAGTTCAAGCGGTATTAGCCTACAATTATTTTAATGAGTAATACAGTTTCATATGGTAACTATGATTTTAGTCCTGCTCCATTTTTAGATTTAGATAATGAATCTATCTTTCTAAGTGGTCAGTTGGATTACTTGCGCCAAAATGTTGGGCTGATAGGACAGTTAACAGGTTGTAATCTTACGGAGTTAAAGATTCAACGGGATGAACTAGTAGATGCATTAACCACAGGGTTCCAACAGTTAACAGTTGGAAATACAGGATTCACATATGCTAAACCTATCAGTATATCATTTAGAGAGTCGGAGTTAACAAAGATTCTGCCATATGAAGTAAGATTCGAAGCTTATCAAGAACAAGATTTCTCTCAATTCTTCGGTATACTTGATCCTATAGACGTATGGAATTTCACAGAACAGGATGAACGAATAGTTACTGCTACTCATAATGTATCAGCACGTGCGGTAAAAACTGATGCAGACTCGTTAACGAAAGTTCGCAATTTCGTTAATGGAAGAATGAATGGTTTTGAAGCTATCTCTCTATATTTTTCAGGTGACACGATGATACTTGATAATAAAACTGAGACGTTAGATAGGGCAAACAATTCATATGGGATAGCAGAGACGTGGAGTTTAAGCACTGCTATCAATTCGTATGATACAGCAACAGCTATCGTTCGCCCAACAGCACAAATAGATTACAATGGAGAAGATTTCACTGTCTCTGTCAACGGAACGATCCGTGGAGGTATATCTGGCGCTGTCTCTACAGGAGACTTCACACCTGAACAAGCTAAAGAGTTCGCTCAAGAAGCAACACAGAATTTCAAATCATTACTTGAAGATGGTTATTATGATAATGTATTTAGTGGACCTTCTGATTATGAATATACAGAGGTTACAGGTGCTAACTCTATAAGCTTCGCGTTTAACTTTGCAGACCCATCGAACCCAAAGACGGGAGAAGTTAATCACGACTTCACAGTAAATTTCGCCGCTAATAAAACCGATCCAGTTATAAAGGCTAACATACGTGGTAGAGTATATTATGATTCATACAAAGATATATTCTTGACCGAAGCACCAGAGGAAGAAACTCGCTACAAGAAAGTGGAAGCATATTTCTCTGGTGTTAATCCGTTTGCGATAACTCAATTACATTTCAACTATTTCAATGAAGCTGGTTTAGATTATTCTGATAGACCATTGGAGACTCGTTATGAGACATTTAACATCAACAAGTCACCTTTCCAATCTCAAATCGAATACGAATATACTTATAACAATCAGATCGATATCTTTTCAGGGCAACTATTCAATCCCAACGTAACAGTTACATGTGAGCATTCGTTGCCACGATGGAAAATATCACCTACTGTTGATGATTCGTTTTGTGTGCAAGAATTATTTCAAACTCGTGAACGAAAAAGTATCAGTGTAAATGGTATCGTGCCAACTGGAGTGTCAGTAAGTTCGGCGCTATTAACAGTTTCAGGATGGATGGAACAATATTCGGTGCAAGATGGGACTTTACTATCTCATTCTTGTGAAACAGGTAACAATAGAATTTCATTGAATAAAACATTCTTGATATGACTTTAGGAAATTTAATTAACGCTTACCTTGAGGGGGGCACTGGTGCCGTGCTACTCTATTACGACTTCGATGATACAGGGGTTATAGTAGACGGGGCACAAAATAGTGGGGCGCTGATAAATACAGCACCAGCGGCGACTATTGGCCAATATACAGGAGTTGTTCAAATCTCAGGCGGCACACAAGTTAACGCGCAACACACAATTGAAAACTTTCGGTTAAATGAAAGGTCAGGTGGCGACGTGTCGTATTCTCATGTAAAGTTCGGGCCATTCGCAGAAGACCACGTTTCAGAAACAGATTATAATACAGAGTTAACCTTTCTTTTTTCTTGTGAAAAAGTGGAAACGGATGCTGGTATCCTCTTTGGTTCGCTGGTGAGAGATGAGTATTCTGACGGTCAAGTCTTCGGTCGTGGGTTCAATATTGGACTAAATAGCCGTAATCAGGTATTCTTTCAGGGTATTAACGAAGAGAAAGGTGAATTTTGCCTCACAGCGGACGATATAGAGCTTGCAAATAAAAATCTGCTCTCGGTATCTATCTCGCCTTACAACGTCTCAGTGGCGCGATATCAGCTTTCAGACGATACGTATGATGAACAATCATTGTTCACTAACGGACAATTTCAAAACAATCGTCAGGATGAACCTTATTATCTCGGAGCATCACCAACGTTTTATCGCAGTGCGTTCCATTCTTTAAGCGGATACATAGATCAATTCATGGTGATTAGTGGATTTTATACAGCGCCAGATTTGAAACCTATTATGAGTGGGTTTGTGGCGACGGGGATTCAGAATAGTGGAGCGTCATTGGTGGATACTGTGATTACTGGTCAAGATATAACCTTAATTTTAAGATCAGGTGTTACAGGATATCAACCTGTGCTTACTGGATATCAAGACACATGGGGAGATTCAGAATTTATTGAGTTTACGCTACAGGAAGAGACTGGTGTAAGTAGAACAGATGGTGAACGATTTTTTACAGGTTATTCTTTACCGTCTTCTTTGGGAGATTACATGGAGGAAACTTCGTTCTTAATTGAGACTGATGATTATACGCCAACAGGTGATCAAGCATTTGATACTCGTGGCTTGATTGACCAAAGTGATTTAGTGACACGTTATTCAATTGTTGCCACACGTTCTGTCCAGTTGACAGGTGCTATTCCACTGTATGAAATGCGCCCTTTAACTGGTGCTATACTTGATCAACCGACAGGATATGAAAAAGAATATCTTGCAGGAACAGTCTTGAGAACAGGCGATATCCTTGAAACATTAGCTTTCAAAGAAGATGTAATACAACAATACAAACCAGACTATCTATATTACGTAGAAAAAAGGATATGATAGAGATCATTCTCAATACAGGCGAATATTTTAGCGGCGAAAATTACCATCAACAGGGAAGCATATTCTCTGAGCAAGGTTCAATTCCGTCTGTGGAAACTATGCGTCTTGAAATTGCGGTGAACGGTGATGTGTTGCATGAGACACAACCTATCGTAACAATTTCGGGGCTACGGACCTTCTATGATAATACGGGCGAGATTTTTCTCAGTGGATATCAACTGAAAAATTCTACAGGTGAAGCATATCTTCTGCCAACAGATGGTAATTTGACTTACGATTGGGTTTCAGATTCGGGGCGTTTCTTCTATGAGGATGATGTTCACGCAGAGGTGATTTCTGGATTTTCTGGTGTGGCAGATTTAGATAACAATGAACAAGTATTTCTGAACGGACAGAAATTAGTGCATGGAAGTGGCGAATCTTTCTTTATTCAAGAGGATGGAACATGGGAATGGACTGATCCAGAAGATGGGATAACAGGAATATTATTTTCTATGCCGTATCGACCACATGTTTATAACAGTGGAGTTTATGACATTACCGCCACAACATATAATAGAAATGGGTTTGTGGCATACTTGAATGGAATTAGATTAACAGATGAAGAGTTTCTACAATTAGGAAGTGTAGTAACTAACATTGAGACGGGATTAGAACCTTGTATTGAGCAAGTGTTCCCACATGAAAAACAAGTTTTCGTTTTATAATGGCAGATGTATTAGCAAAAAAGAATTTGGGGCAATTGTTTGGTGGTAAGATTGTAAGTATTGATTACAATTTTCAACCATCAAGTCAAGCGTCTACAGCTACAATTGTAGTGGTAAATGAAAATCAGAATTATCAAATTCCTGAGTTTGATACTACTATTAATTTACCTCCCTTTGGTCTTGCTATGGATGTAGTGGAGGTTACTCAGGTTAAACACAATTACAAATATCTTCAAGTTGAATTGGTTGAACACACGCATCAGATTCTTGATAAAGAATTAATTATTCTGTATGGGGAACATAGTACACACAAGTCTGAATTAAACGAAGATTTGTATTGGACTTTTCGTTCTTATTTTGTAGCCGAAAAATATTGGCAAACTCACAGGCATCCAGATATGGACCTTCCTGTTTACCCACGAATACAACGTTCTCAAAACGGCATTAACCTTATGGGTTTTGCACGAGCTACAATTAATGATGTAGATGTAACACCTATCACACGAGACTATAACTTTGAACCTGACGCAGGTTATCTAAAATTCGATAAAGGGATTTGGCAAAAAGATATATCAACGAAACCTCCAGTGAATTGGAGATTTGGTGATCCATCACAAGTTAGTGTTGAATATGGATACTATCTTACAGACTTGCGTGACTTAACGATTCAACTCGGTATGTCGTTCAAGGATGATAGCGCCAAATATTTAGAAGATAACAATGTATTATTTAGTGACACTGGAACACTGAGGGACGTATTAACATCTGTTCTTAGTAAAATAGGAATGACGTGGTATGTTGATCCTATGACTCAGCAAATTAAAATTTTGACGAATGCTGATGTAGCACAAATTAATGCTAACATATCTGCCAAACATGGAGATTTTAATGAGCCGTGTGCTTCTCAGATTCAATTCTCACAATCTATCAAAGGGATTGAAGCTACTCATGTTGTATTGAAAGGAGATCTTAATCAAAGAGATCAAGAGGCGGGTGGGGAAAATGATAGTGAACCCCGTTTAAGAACAGATAAATTATACCGTCTAAATGATACCTACTTAACTAAACTGTCAGAAGAAGAGTTGAGTTATATAAATAAGTTTCTTCCATTACTATTATTAGGCATTTCGCCTAAAATAATTTCTTACTATATTTATGGGACAATGATCTATGAAGGATCTGATGCTGCAAATTGGGGAGAATTATATGGAGAGGGAAATGATGTATTAACAGGTTTCCATAGAGATTTCGAAGTAGGTAGCTCAACACTATTTAGACCAGAAGGTCAAAACAATCCTCGTATAAAAAACTTTTGGGATGACGCAATAGATGCTGGATCTTCTACTGGTTTATTTGACATAAAGAACGATGGTATAACAGCAGTTGAAATAACTAGTTTACATACGCCGAGGGGAGGCGTGAGTACACGAGGCATAGTAATTGATCCGTTGGATGATTACATTCCTTACATGGAAGACTTCGTTAAACTATTTGGCGGAATTTATATATCCGATGCGATGAATCAAAAAGAGGCAGAGGCAAGAGTATATAATTCAGTTACCAAACGAGGTCAACAAGTTCAAATTTTCGCCGCTCCAGCCGATGCTTTCATTTCAGAAATTCCTGAGTTAGATTTTTTAGTTCGCATATTACGTCGTGCGAAACATAGAACAAATATTACGATCAAAGAATTGGCAGACGATACTAATGTACGAAAAGATCCTGCTGTCAATAACGTAATACGTGCTGCTGATGACGTTGGTGACAATTTAGATATCGATGATAATCCAGTTGGTTTTAATCCTGTTGTAAGTGGAGCTAATACAAATATTTTGGGCAGCAATTACCATATGATAGCTGTTCAGAAAATAGCGGTAGGGGGTGATGTTGCAAATATGCCTGTTAATACAGCTAGATATATTGGCACGAATCTTGAAGTGATTCAGCACCCAATACCATCACGTATTGGTGTTCAACATGGATTCATTGTGATGGGAACTAAAGATTTCCGTCCTATGATGCAGTCTTTAGAACGAAGTATGGAACAGCTTTTACAAGAAGCTGTAAAGAAAAAGTATGATTATATACTCGTTCCCTTTTTCAAAACTAAGTCGGATAATACAGGTGGGTCTGAGTCAACAGAAAGCCCAATGCATGATAAAGGATCTCCTAAATTTATTCGAAACTTAAAGTCGCAAGAAAGCTGTTTTTACAAACGATCTCTTGATGTAATGAGCATGGGTATTGTTGAAGCAAAACTATTTTTAGAAAACTTTGGCACACTTAATCCTCCCACACCGTGCCCATTAATCAGTTCAACAGTAAGATATGAGCGTGGGCCATTGCGTACAGATTTTGATATAGAGACGGGTGTTAGTTCTATCTCTGTGGGCATCAATGCTCAAGGAGGTATTACAACAACAATTGGATATGATTCACGTAAATTTATTGTAATAGATAAATCAATAGCACGAGACTATTTAGGATCGTCTCGTGCCATTGTTGGATCTACTATTGTGAATTCGGAACCTAACTATGCGAACGCTTACTCTAAGAACCTTTAGATTAAGGTGATAAGGGTCCGTGCATCTTTAGCAGGAACATCTTTGAAACCTTTCCAATTCTTAGCTTCTGCGTTTTTGTAGGTTCCTTCTTCCCATAGGTCGCGAAGTCTTTGTAGGAATTTAGGAAAGGTGTTAAAACCTTTTTCGTTAGCCTTATTCTTGAGGGAATCTTGAGGCGTGAATCCTGATGAAGCAGGCGCATCATTATTACTGCTCGATGATGATGGCGACTTACCACTAGACTGGTCCATTTCCTCTTTAGAGACGATGTTGATGTTCAGAAAGTTACGGATGCACCGTGCAAATGCACGGTTAGCCGCGAATGTTTCCAAATATTTCTCTCCGAAGCTATCTGTGTTGTCGTCTCGTGCGTTGGCTACCTCGTTGTAGTGGACTTTCTCACCATTAGTTTCGTAGTTCGGCGCGAATGAGATCCATGCACTAGCTACTACGTGTCCTTCTGCGACATTGTTGATATCGAATTCAACACGATCATAGCCGCGAAGTCGGAGCAATTTTTTCAACCCACCCAATTTAATAACTAACTGATTATCTTTTAGTTTGGCTAGTTCTTCTGGAGTCTCAGGTGGCACAGGCTTATTATGAGCCGCGAACCAGTCCTTATTAGGATAGACCATATCAGGCGATACCATTGCCCTCCAATCAATAAATCCATCATCGTCAAATTTGTATTCAACTCCTTCTAACAAACCATTACTATCTCGTTTGAGAAGCGGTTGTGCTTTTTTCGTTGAAGCTTTCTTAGTTGGAGCTTTCTTAGTTGTACTCATAATTCTTAATTTGTGTTAGTATAGAACCTAAAATACTCTGCGTCAAGCCAAAATTCATCAGAATCGTAACTTTTTGCTAATGTGACGACTCTTTTATCTCCTATGAGGTATATTTTCCCCGTATCAAACTGAACATTTTTCTTTAACACATCTTTTTTAACCTTCGATGGGATTTCTGGAGGAACTTCAAGAACAATATCGAAGTGAAAAAACTTATTGCGTTGTTCGGCAAGCTTTTTGGGGTTTGTCGAATTCAGTTCAAATTTAATATTTGAATTCCGAAGGTATTCAAGGAATGGTTCGTCAAATTCATCTGTCGTGTAAACAACCTTTTCAATTTGTGGTTTACGCATTTCAAGAAGTTGCGTATTGATAGGCTGGTTAGTTACTACTTCAAAACTGTTAGGACTACCTTGAAGAATGGTGTGCATATCCACTTCGCTATGATTTAGATCCATACGAAGTCTGACCACAGCATCATTAACCTTCGGTAGATTACAGAATTCATTGGTTGGCACTACGTCAATCGTTTTATGTAAGAAGTTTCTCCCAACATGAACTGTTTTTTCTGATTGAAATTTGGACATACCCAACTGCTTAAAAACTGCCTCTGCAATTTTTTCAGGTAAAATCCTATCAACGGTTTTAGGGTGTTCGCTCAGAGAGAATGATGGACATTCACCTTTTTCGCGCTTTGGATTCAGTTGGATATGCCTAAGCTTTGTATTCACCCATGAGGTATCACAGGTGGTCGAGTATGTATGTCCGTATACTGTTACGGTTGGTGTCTCCAATGCTGCCGCTAGATGAACAGGAACCGAATCGATTCCTACATGACATAGCGAGTGCTGAAGAATAAACATACTCTGATTAAAAGTCGTTTTATTATAGAAGCAATCAACATCTTCAATTGGTGGGTCAACTTCGGTGCCGACCTGAACAATCTTGATGTCGCCTAATGATTTGCGTAGGATCTTGACCACTGTATTCCAATAGCTATAGTTCTTTGCTGGAACCTTGTCAGAAGTATGTATAGTAATATACTTCTCATAAGGAACTGGATAATAATGTGGATGTAAGACAGGATCACCTATCTTAACACCGAGATCTTTTGCGTATAGTTCTACTAAATGGCTCATTCTATTACTGCCCAAATTCTATCTTTATTATCTCTAAGGGTATAACTACATTGACGTAGATGTTCGATTGCGACGATCGTTTTAGTCTCTTCTTCGTCGCTAAGGGTTGAGGGCCAATCAATTTTATCCCCAACCTTTAATGTAACTTCAAGTCCGTTAGGATGTCGTATCTCTATAGCTCTTTTCCCAAAATGTTCAGATTTTTTATTGTCGATTATAATAGAGTCGCTAATCAAATACAACGGATCTCTATTAATACTTTGATAAAAATCGTTTAGATCATTTAAGTCCATACTTTATCTAGTAGCCTCTATAGTTTTACGTGCCAATCGTTCATTACGAAACTTGATGCCATGTTCTTCCTCAAGTGCGTTGAGAATTCGGCGCTCAAAAGCAGACCAGTTTACCCCTTCGCCACGATTTTTAGCCACGGTTAATGCTTCTTGTAGAACCTTAGCGGAGACTGAATTGGTGTTGTTGTTTTCCATTATGTAAATAATTTAGTATTCTTTGGCAACCTACATGTGGCAAAAATGCCATATCAAAGTAGCCACTATGCTTGCCTTGACCCTCTAATAATAGAAGATTATCAAGTCCTTCTTTATAAGGAATCAATTTGTGTATTGCTGGATTAGCATTTACCATGGGAAAAAACATAGGGTTTGTGAAAAAGTAAATATCCTTCTTTGGGTATAGTTTCTTCAAATTCGATAGTAGCGAATTACACATTAATACATCTCCAGCGGATTCTGGTAGAACAACTGCAATTCTGTCTTGCTTCTTACCATCTAACAGATCCTCTAGAGAAGTTTCGCGCCCTTTCTTTTCAGCATTCTTTTGTCTAGCCGCAGCTTTTAAATATTCATGTAGCTTGTCTCTACCTTCGCGTTGAATAACTTGTAGACTTTCTTTAACCTCTACGTGTGAATCATCAAAATCCTTATCGAAAATTCCTTTGTATAAAGATTGGACCCATTCAGTATCGTGGAGCGCCGAATCTGGTTCAAAGTCTGAATCATAATATTTATCCTCACGATTAAAATCCCACTCGCATTTACCAAACTCTTCAAAGATGGACGTTAACTTTTCAACTGTTCTTTTTACAGAAAAGTTAAGTCCGACCCAATTGAGAGAACGATTTTTCATAATCTGTTTCTCTTCTTCGGTAAAATCTTTGACTCTCTGTAGCTGTTCACAAATAGACTCTGGAAGTGTAGTAGCTTTGATGAACTGAGTATATGGTTCTCTATATTCTACCCATTTCAGCGGTAGACCTCCCATGTTCTCATAGCAACAGTCTGTGCCGCAACTATATTCAGTTACTAAGGTCGTTAAACCCGCAGCTTTAGCCTCTTGAACAGGTAGCTCTTGCCCACCTGATGTAAATGGATGACAATATACATCCATCATATTATAAATCTCGTTCAGTTCATGTTCGGTGACACCAAACATGTTCGACTTTGTGACAAGAGTATCTTCGCCGCCACAACATGAACAACGAATCTTCTCCCCTGTATATGGAAGCAACTGGTAACGCTTACAACCTTCACATAAATATGTGGCTAATACAGAAGCAGGGTGTAAACCTTTCTCTTTGATATAGCGCGGAATGTCCCACGTGTTATCACTTACCACCCAATCGGTATGTAGTAACAGTTTCGCGTTAGGATTCTTTTCTTGAAATTGTTTAAAACCTTCCAGTAGATTAGGGACAGACTTGCGTAGCTGGTTTTTAAAAACAAAACCCACCAGAAAGTCATCAATTCCATGACGCTCTCGTAATTTTTGGCGCTTTTCGTCTTCCAAAGGATGGAAATGTGACAGATCAATAGCTCCGTGTATAGTTTCAACATTATCTACTCCATTCTTTTTCATCTCCTTCTCTGCGAAGGATGCCCACACCAAAAATTTATCAACCTTCGGCGCTAAATCATACGCTTGCTGTAAAACAGGTGAAGAATCAAGAGTTGTCCAGATAACTACAGGTATTTCGTTAAACCACTTCCTTTTGGCCCAATCGAACGCCCAAATATCTTCGATACCGACGATGATATCAGGTTTCTCAGCGTAAACAATATCGTCAATAGTATGGTTGCCATACTCTGCCATCCGTTTTTCATGAGGGTTAGCCTCAATCTTTTGGCGCACAGATGGATTAGATGGAAATGTGCCATAGCTTTTCCATGGTGTCCTCAAATCGGCACCATATAGACAGCCGTTCGCCGCTTCAACTACTTCGAAGCGCGGATCTTCATGAAGTGCCCGAAGGACATTCTTCATGTTCTTTCCAAACCCTGTAACAGCTTTAGAAAAGTTGGAAACGAATAGGATTTTCATTAATTTTCACTACGCAATTTCGTAACCAAAGAACAATTTTGAAAACAACTTCTTATTTGTCCATCTGAATCGTATTTAACTTTCATCATGTGACAATCAATTATTTCATCTGTTCCTTTTTTATTACCTTTACCTATAAACAATTTAGTTACAACCCCACGACCCAATCTGTCATGTGATATTATATCACCCACTTTCATTACTTAAATAAACTAGCTCCAGCTAACCCACCGTTAACTGTTACAAATGTTGCGGTTCAATCGTCACAATCTTCCTTGATAAACACTCCATCAACCATCTTACCACGACGATCTTTAATTTCGTTATAAGCATGTTCGGCGCATTCTTCTATAGTGAGTCCGTGTCGTTCGGCAATGTTGGTTAGAACCACAATCATATCACCAATATCATCTTTCGGTGATCGTTGCTTACAGATACTTACTGACAATTCTCCAGCTTCCTGAATAAGTTTTGCAAACTGGTCTTTATCCGTTGCACCTTCAATTAAATTTCGATCATGATGCCACAACGCAATCAGGTCAAATATAGATTTCTCTCCCATTAGTCTTTATTCTTTTGTGATTCTTCAAATCGGCGCTTATGATTCGCTGCATTACAGAGCAATGCTGTGTCTACAAACTTCTCCAGTAATCGCAGAAGTACTTCTGCTTCACCAGCCGACGCTGTGATACCACTACGCTCTCCGTTGGTATAAACTGATAGCACCCAATCATTTTTTTTGCCGCTCCAATAACCATTATTTCCTTTTTTTCCTACTTCATGGTCCTTAGCCCATGGTCCGAAAGTAATTTGAGTGTCAGATGATTCAGATTTGTGATAAGTTTGCCATGGATAACCGTTTTTCAGGCAGGCAATCATCTCGCCAGCCTCAGAAACATTAAACATCACGCATTTTTTGGTGGTTTTACTGAACTTTCCTGTTCGACTTTTCGAATCCCACGACTCTTGTGGAACGAATTCTACAAATAATTGGGCAACGGTATCATCTCCTTTTTCGGACTTCGATACACGGAAAGAGGCTAATCCTCCTGTTGATTTGGAATTTGGCTTATAAATAGTGTAACTCATATCAGTGAATACTTTTTCAATCATAGGGAACGCCCCACAATTTATCAATGAAAAATAAGATAGACCCACGGCAATATACGCCTTACGCCTTGAACGTTCCTTCGGGAAATATCCATACTGATCAAGGTGTGGACTTCTTTAATGTCATTCTGTTAGAATCTTTAACGGGAGACTTTACTGTAACAGGTTCTCTCGGACTAAACGGGGGATCTGTTTATACTCCGAATTCTAGTAATAATGTGACAACTGATGATCGTTCTCACATGTTTAACGGCATAAATAATGTCGTAGGAGGAATAGATAATACCATCGTATCGTCTTCCAATTCAACGATAACTGGCAAAAATAATACAATTGTTGGTGGAGTAAGTAACGATGTAAGCGGCGATTATTCTACAGCTATAGGTAGTTACATTAATATCCTTCATACAGGAGCTATGGTATTGAAAGATAGTCTGTTCACCATCGGTGAAGATATGGGTGATGATACTCTCGCTATGTATTTCAATGGGGGTATATTTTTACAGAACCAAACTTATTTAGATGATGCGTTGTGGATAACAGGTGGAGAATTATTCATAAGCGGACACGATATTGTCGCAAATAACAATTTAGATGTTGGTGGAACTGGAACATTCAGTGGAGTAGCTAGATTCCTCGGAGATATGAGGGATAGCAATGACTCATTGATACACAGTATCGAAGAGAATATTACTGGTGAAATCCAAATGGAAAACGATATTTTGATGTCATCAGGTGATCGTATCAAAGCATCAGGATACAACAATTTCTTCACTCTTCATACTTTCGCGCCAGAATTAGAGCACCATTCATCAGGAGTATTCCGAAGCAGTCTCAACCTCAGAATCAACGATATAGATTCTGGTCGAGATTACCATAACACTGGCGATAACGACGCGTATTTCAGAGAAAATTCTCTGTCAGTAGAGAATGGCAACGATGAACTTTGTGGTGCCATTACGGACTCAGGAGAGTTATTTGTCAAAGAGTATATTCAACTCGGTTCAGGAGTTACTGTGCCTACCAATTATAATTCGACGGGTAGAAGACGACAAGTTGTGTGGGACGACGATTATATGTACGTCTGCACAGGATGGGGGTCTAGAAATGATAGCGGTTGGGCGCGAATTGCACTTAGTTGGTAACTAATCGTCATCGCTAGAAGTAGAAGTCGGCAGATCATAAGCGCCACCCGTTGGAAGTTCCATCGGTTTTGTTAAATCAATCGTGGCGTGCTCTGTTTCGATTTTCTTCGGTAAGTCGTCAAGGTGCTTACTACCAGTGCGCTTGTGATAATCGTTAAGAAACTTGCGTTTCAACGGATCTTCGTGACCTAATTTTTCGGCGCGACGTTCAGACATCTCTTTTGAGAAGTCGAAAAGATCTCCCATCGTTCCTTTCATGTGCCCCGTCTTATCAACGTGAGATTTGATATCAAATGGGTCTACTTCACTTCCCGCAGAAATAATAGCTTGTGGCACGGTGAATACTCGTTTCCACTCAACACCTTCAGCATCAATGAACTCATGTTTTTCGACCATACGTTGAGTAATCTCCACGTATTGATCTTTTTCAGGATGTTTATACAAATATTGTGGCATACCACCGATTACACATTAAATCCATGCAGGATCAAAAGTATTCCACCGACAAGATGTAAACATGGTAGCGCAAAAAGTCTCCATGTAGTATCATATTGAATACCATTAATCTCTATCGTTTCTGACATCTCGGCACTTCCACTAATACTTAAAAACAGACACGGTATTGAAATAAATGTAACTGCTATCCCTATAATTATGCTAACTATCTCCATCATACGAACTTAAATTTGGGCGCTGCATCGATTGGATTAATATTCGTGCCAGCTAAGATTTCTATTGTTTCGGCTAGCTCTTTGTCAAAATAGCGCGAAACTTCAAGGTTGTCAATGTATCCATCAAGCTTCTCTTGATCAATAATATTTATCCACTTGTCGGGGGCACCGTCAAATAATACAACTTGAGCCTTATCGGTTGGTATTTCATCAGTAACTAAACGTAAGATAATGATGCTACCTGTATGCCATGTAATTTTTGCCCACTTAGAATCTGGCGCATAGTCTGTATCTATAATATAAGATTGAATTTCCTTTGGTAAGGCTGGACGAGTGCGCCCCTTCTCTCTTACAAGAACAAGAATGTCAATGTTGCAAGCATGTTCTGCTTCAACAAAAGCTTGTGCATGAATTTTTCTCATGACAATTTTTCTAATAGTTGTTCAACAGTATTTTTGTAAGTCAACTTCCGCCCCAAATCAAGACCAGCTTGATTAATAGTTCCAACCTTATCAACCGCTCGCTCCATACCATCAATAATTGCATCATCTTCGATGCGATGGTAGCTCCCCTGATTGAATGGTTGACCCTCATGGAAGAACATTCCATCATAGCAAGGCTGTTTCCCATTGGTTTCGATCAGAATAGAATTGTCTTCGTTCGCCCAATCGGAGTGGCCGGAACAATTAGATACAACCGACCACTTACCGAGACACGTGCTATTGAACGCGGGTAGACCCCACCCCTCACCATTAGAGATTCCGCTTAAATCAATATCTGCTGCCCTATGCAGCATAGCGACCTCGTAATTCGTGGCGATAGGGTCTTTAAAATTAAGATTAGACCATGTTTTGCCGCCCAATATGTTATTCACAATTTGGGTGTAAAATTCTTTTTTGAAAAATGGATTGTTGACCACGCAAGTCAATTGGTAATCGTTATTGTTACCGTATTTCTCTAACCACAACTTAATAATGCGTTGGGTATTCTTGCGTGTTTCCAACTTGCCGACGAGAATAAAATGACATTGGTTGACGCGCCGAACTACCTCTTGATCTCTTGCAAAGTCTTCATCGAAACCTAATGGAACATGTGAAACATTATCACAACCACAACTTTTAAAAGTTTCGGCAGCTTCGCTTGAGGAAAAAGCTACGTGGTCCATTGACTTCACGATAGCAATTTCAGTTTTAGTTGGGGCATCAACCTCATAGAAGGTTAGTAGCGTCTGATGATCAGTCAGTTTAGATTCTGATCCTCCAATGTGCCAGCATTTCAGGACAGGCGTTTTCCGCGCCAATCTTTCTATGGCGTTTGCTCTCCTTTCGTCTGCCCATTGCCTCAGTTCAGAGTCAACAGGTTCATAAGCGGTAAAATCGTAGTTGTTACCGACTGGAAAGATACCATCGACGCGACAATCGCTTCGATGGAGTTCCCTTAAAATATTATAACTTACATTGCCTATCGACAATGGGTTGATTGGTGCTTCTAGAATCATATTAAAAATTTGTGCGTGCGTGTTCTCCAAAAAGTTCTTTTGCTTTCTTATCGTAAGCTTGTGCTGCTTCTAATTCTGTTTTAAAATTGCCTATATGGATAGATTTTCTATTATATTGAATGCTAGCTTTCCAATACTTACGGTCTAAACAAACACCTTTATATTTCGAATAGCCCCTATGTTGAATTTGATTAGCTTGATTAAATTGGTTGTTTGAGGCGCGAAGATTAGTAATACGGTTATTACGAGTATCACCATCAATATGATCAACAATTTCAGGTTGTTCTCCTGTTTCTAAAAAATAAATAATTCGATGAACTAAGGGTTGCTGCCCATCAAGTTTTATTTGTAAATATTTTGAACTAGTATTTAAAGCACCAATAATTTTGGCAGAATCTTTCGCTATTAAGATTCCCATATCTGGATTATAATTGTATTTTTCCAGAATTTTTTGCCGATCAAAAATCATACGATAGTTTCTTTTTCAAAAATAACATGGCGTCTTTATGTTTTGCTTGAATGGCTTGAGGTGATACCCCTAAACCGTCAGCAATTTGACTGAACGTTTGTCCAGTCTTCTTCTCACCACCAAAATATTTCTGCTTCACGATATCGTAGACCTCAGATCCATATTTGTCAAGGACCAAATTTAGAATTTCTTCTGACTGGTCTTTTCGCAACAGATATGTTTCTGGTGACAGTCCATGTTCGCCGCCTAAGCTGTCGTCATACTCACAGAATGTAGGTTGACCCTTTACCTTTGACCTTTGAGTAAGTAGAGTGTACTTAGTTTTATTCGCAAGCCATGTTGAAAATTTTGCGTTACGAGCTTCGTCAAATGAGGCGATAGCTTCGAAGAAGTAAGTCGGCTTTTCCTCAAAGACATCTTCCCGCTGAGAATTCGTATAAGATGGCGGCATGAAGTTAGCTACGGTCTGATGAAAGATGCCACTGTGACGTTCCATCAACTCTAACAAAGCTCCCTCATCTGCTTCATCTTTTACCAACGATACGAGATAATTGTCGTCCATTTCGGACCTGTTAGACCCTGAAAACTGCATAAAATCGTTATCCATACACGATACTATTCACTTTTACAGTAAAAATCAATTAAATTCCTCTTTTTATTACAAAAAAGAAAAAAAATGAAAATAATACTTGACAAGAAAACAAATGACAGGTAAATGTAGTGCGAGAAAAACGAACGACCTCCCGTGAGGAATAACTGACGAGTAGCTGATAGGCTTTGCTTAAAAACGAGAAAGTTAGGACATTATCTTTGCTCATCGTTGCGAGTTTTTCGAACAGTTGACGACTTACAGAAACAAGAATCGGTTAGAGGAAGACTTACGAAGCGCCAACTGTTAAGATTAGTTAACAGCGCGAGTAAGTCTGACGTGTCGAGTATTTTCTCAGCACCGAACCTTTGAGTTTTTAGTATAGTAAAAAATTGTTACAAAAAGCCTTTGACTAAGTTGAAAAGTTGTGTAAAATAGTTTACCTATGATCGAGTTTGAAGTCACAGACGAGTGGTATCAGTCCGCAAAAGAAAAAGCAGATGAGTTAGGTCATCTCAATCATTCGATCAGAAAAGGTGCAGGGAATTTAGTTGGTTTTATAGGAGAGCACATCGCACAACATGTTTTAGGCGGCGAATTTGCAAACACATACGAATACGATCTCGTTCTAGAGAATGGTTTAACAATAGACGTTAAAACCAAAATGACTTCGGTAACTCCACTACCTCATTATATGTGCACCATTGCTGATTATTATTTACAGGACTGTGATTACTATGCGTTCGTGCGTGTGCATAAAAATTTAACAAAAGGCTGGTTTCTCGGCTTTAAAAAACACGACGAATTAATTTCTCAGGGTATACGTGTCCGCAAGGGTGACGTGTGCAAAGAGAACGGCTTTGTGGCTAAATTAGATGTCTATGATATGCCCATTTCTGATCTGGATACTAATTATGAAAAACTTATTAACCAGAGCAGAACTTCTTAATCAAGTCGATTACAATAGGTCTAAAGGTGTTATTTCTAAGAAAGGAATTTCATCTCCTGTTAGGCGTGATAATAAAAAATTGCGCCTAATATTAGAAACACAAGACGGCAAAAAAACATTTTATGTTCATCGCCTTGTGTTCTTTTTGGAAAATGATTATTGGCCTGAATTCGTAGACCATAAAGATGGTAACGTACAGAATAATCATTTTTCAAATTTACGCGAATGCACTCAAGCAGAAAATAACCGTAATCGATTTAAAAAAGCTAAAACTACTAGTCAATACAAGGGGGTTTGTTGGGAGAAACGACGCTCTAAATGGTTGGCAAGTATTCGTTTCGAAGGAAAACAGATTTGGATCGGCAGATTTGATTCAGAAGTCGAAGCTGCTAAGGCTTATAATCGAAAAGCCATGTGTTTGTTTGGTGAGTTCGCGCAACTTAATCAATTAGACACAAACCATGAGCGACTTATTCGAACCGAGAGATAATATTAAACCACTTGAGTATCCAATCTGTGAAGATTACGTAGAAGCAATCCGACAATCCTATTGGGTACATACAGAGTTTAATTTTACAACAGATATTCAAGAATATCACACCGAACTAAATGATTACCAAAGAGAGGTAATTAAGAAATGCCTACTTCTAATATCTCAAGTAGAGGTTGGCGTCAAAACTTTCTGGTGCAACCTACATCGTCACATACCTAAACCAGAAGTGCTCGGAGTTGGCGCTACATTTGGTGAGTCAGAGAAACGTCATCTTGATGCATACTCTGCACTGTTAGAAATTTTGGGGCTAAACGAAGAGTTCGAGAAGATTAAAGAAATTCCTGCGGTGAATGACCGTCACGTTTACCTAACGAAATATAAAGAGTTCTCCACGGCAAGACTGGAAGAGAATTTCCTCAAATCAATCATTTTATTTTCTCTTTTTATAGAAAATGTTTCGTTATTTTCTCAGTTTTTTATCATTCAATCCTTCAACAAGCATCGCAAGTGGCTGGTAGATATCAACAATGTAGTCGCGGCAACTTCGAAGGAGGAAGCAATTCATGGAATGTTTGGCACGTGGTTAATCAACCAGATTAAAGAAGAACATCCTGACTTTTTCAATGATGAGTTAAAAAAACTCATTTACCTCTACTCTCGCAAGGCTTATCGCGCTGAAGAGAAGTTATTGAAATGGATTTTTCCTGATGGCGATTTAATCTTTGAACCAACAGTGGATGGATGCAAGCCAGATCATATAAAAATCTTAGAAGTGAAAGACTTTATTAAGAATAGGCTAAATGAAAGCTTGACAGGAATAGGATTAGACCCTATATTTGACGTAAATGAAGCTCGTCTTGAAAAAACCAGATGGTTTGACGAGAAGCTAATTGCTGGTGTCCATGTAGATTTTTTCAATCAGCGACCAACTAATTACGTGCGCAAAAATAAGGCGATTTCAGAGAACGATTTATTCTAATGAGAATTATTAAAGAGGGTCATCCACCATCAGAGGATTTATATCGAGGCGAGTGTCATACGTGTGGAGCAATTGTAGAGTGGCAAAGAAAAGAAGGTTCATCATCTCATGACAGGAATGAGACACTATTTCATATTGACTGTCCAACGAAAGATTGTAATACTCAAATTTTCGGCACCAAACTTCCTAAACCTGAACCACGAGGAATAAGCGAACGATAATGGATTTCGAATGGCTTAACAAAAAATCTAAGATCTTTCTTTCGGGTGGATACTTAGAAGAGGGTGAAGATCCAATTCATAGGGTTCGTGATATCGCCGCTACAGCAGAAATAATTCTCGGTATCAAGGGTTTCGCAGACAGATTCCTTGACCATGCTGCCAAAGGACATTTTCTTTTTTCTTCTCCTGTATGGGCGAACTTTGGTCGCAAGCGCGGACTTCCTATCTCATGTTTTGGATCGTATGTTCCTGATACTATGGAGGGAATTCTTGATACGAATTCTGAGATAGGAATGATGAGCAAAATGGGTGGTGGAACCAGCGCATACTATGGTGCTGTTCGATCACGAGGTTCAAAAATCTCAACAGGTGGCAAGTCAGATGGTTCGGTATCATTCATGCGGATAAATAACGTCACTGTTGACGTGTCGAAACAGTCAAAAGTTCGGCGCGGGATCTGTGCCTGTTACCTTCCTATTGATCATGGTGATATCGAAGAGTTCTTACAAATCAAACATGAAGGTCATCCTATCCAGCATCTATTTACAGGTGTCACTGTATCCAATCAATGGATGCGGGAAATGATTGAAGGTGATGTAGAAAAACGAAAAATTTGGGCTAAGGTAATCAAGTCTCGCTTTGAGATAGGTCTACCTTATATCTTTTTTAGCGACAACGTAAACGATAACAAGCCGCAAGTTTATAAGGATCTTCAAAAGGAAATCTATGCATCGAATGTATGTTCTGAGATCATGCTGCCATCAAACACTCAAGAATCTTTTGTGTGTTGTTTATCATCGATGAATCTTCTGCACTATCACGACTGGAAAGACACTGATGCAGTAGAAATCATGATGCAGTTTCTTGATGCAATAATGTCAGAGTTCATTGCTAAAGCGTCTTTAGTTCCACACATGGAGCGTGCTGTAAGATTTGCTGCGGAGCATCGTGCAGTCGGTATGGGAGCTACAGGTTGGCACTCACTGTTGCAGTCGAAAGGTATTCCATTCGGATCACTTGAGGCATTACAGTTGAACAAAGAAATCTTTAGCCTCATGGATGAACAGAGTCTTGAAGCGTCACGTAAGATGGCTGAGACTCATGGGACCACACGAATGATGGCACCATATAACGAGAGATGGGCAACACGAATGTCTTTAGCGCCGAACACTTCATCTGCTTTTATTCTCGGTCAAGTATCTCAGTCAAAAGAACCAATCTGGAAGAATTACTATACCAAAGAATTGGCAAAGATCGATACGCCGATTAAGAACCCTGAATTAGTGAAACTTTTTGCGGAAAGAAACATTGATGAAAAGGTGTGGCGACAAATTCTTTTAGCCGATGGATCAATTCAAAACTTAAACGTCTTTGATGATCACGAGAAGGAAGTTTTTAAAACGTTTCCTGAGATAGCGCCGAAGGATATTATTATGCAAGCGGCAGGGAGACAACCCTATATTGATCAGGGTCAATCAACTAACTTGATGATTCATCCTGACACACCAGCGAAAGAAATGAATGAACTGCTAATATATGCGTGGGAGAATGGTATTAAATCATTGTATTACCAGCACAACGCATCAAATGCAGCGCAGACATTCTATCGCAAGAACTTGAACGAATGTTCAGTATGCGAAGGCTAAATGATAAACAGATGATAAAATTCTGCGTTGGCTATATAATATGTAGTTTGATAGCAGGTGGTGCCCTATGGATTTGGGCGTTTTTGAGATAAATAGCTATGGAAATTGAAGTAGAAGGAACAGAGAAGCGAGTGTGTGAAGATATCGCCGCTCGTCAAAAGTTCGGTAAGGAGAAATATGGAACGACGGTTGAAGAAAATCCACTGTCGCATCGTGAATGGTTACAACATGCATATGAGGAAGCTTTAGATTTTGCGATCTATCTTCGACGTGCAAAAGAAGAAGTTCTTGCGTTAGAACTTGACCTTGCTGACCTCAAAGAGGAACAGAGAGAACTTGACGCTCAACTAAAAGCGGGGCAAATTCCTAAATTTGTTGATGAATGTAAACCAGAAAAGGAATCAAAAAGGTCACAATCTGAAGTTAAAGGTGATCCGTTCAGCAATCCTAACGTAGATGAGAAAGGGAACCCAATCATGACGAAGAAACTATCATGAAGCGGCGAAATTTATTAAAATTATTTTGTGCACTTCCTTTTATAAAGAAACAAGAGGAAGAGATAGAAGTCAGGATTCAAGACGAACTTGTTTATGTTGACAGGTCAAAGAAGGTTGGTTGGTATGCGGAGCTTCATGAGGGTCGAATCATCATAGATGACAAAGTATCAAATATAATTTAGTGATATGAAGCGACGAAATTTATTGAAGACAGCGGTTGTAGCACCTCTAGCCGCAGCATTACCAACACTTCCAGAAGTTGAGTGGACCTATAATTGTCAGAATCAAATATGGAGTGACTACTTAAAGTATGATTATAATTTATTCATCATGCCCCCTGCAACTGGCAAGACCTACATGGCAGATTACATTAGGGGTTGGTGGGAGAAACGTCAAGTCGATATACCTGATGAAGAATTGATAGATAACGATCTAGAAGAGAATCACAGGGGAACATACTATCTGTGTGGAGAGAAGGTGATGAGGTTCGATGACGATAGAGGTCTTATTCACATACCTAAACTGACAGTTTTCGCTACACTATCAGGTTCAGAGGAAGCTATCGAAGGTTATCATCGTATAGCTATGAGCGGTATGTTTAATGATCGGCGCTTTCCTATCGAAGAACTCGAAGATGATATGCCGATGCCTATCTTTCACCAATCGAAACCAGAGAATTATATGAGGGAATATGAATGTAAGTTCTTCCCTAAAAAGGTTAGAATAATAGCATGACAGAAATTCTTATACTCGATTACAATCGACCAAAGGAACTGGAGGAACTACTATCATCCATCAGGAGGCTTTGTCACTTCGATTACAAGGTGGTGATTCTCAACAATGGTGGCGAACGATACGCTGACAAGTATGCTCGTGAAGAGAGGGTGGAGGTAATCAACAACCAGATCAATATTGGTTGTGGTGCTGGCACCGTGCAATTATTCAGTCAGTGTCAGAGTGAGTATGCATTCTATATTCAAGTAGATCATGAACTAGCTAATCCAGTATACGAAGCAGACATTAGAGGCTTTGTTGACCTGATAGAAAATCAAGGTTATACATACGTAGACTTAGCAGGTAATCAGGGTAACGGAGGGTATAGTGAAAGGGCACAATTTATAGGCCGCGATTTCTATCTCACCGTACCAAAGAATTTTGGAGGGCCGGGTCCGCTCGATGACTTGAAGTGGACAGAAGAGTGCGTCCAAAATTATTTGGAAGCAGAAGATTTGAATAGATTCTATACAGTTAGACTACCAAATGGTTCGCCGCTATTCATAGACAAGGGTAGAGATTCTGTTCGTAGCAATCCAGATGGTAGTTGTTGGAAACATCACCCCGACACAAAGGTGGTATATTGTTTAAAGAAACCTACTGAAAGGTTTTCGTTTCCGCCGCTTGACGAGTCTGAATGGCAGCTAGCATTAGGTGGTAATTGGCCTGAGGAAGGTCGTATCATTAATGCGTGGGCAGATAATTCATTCGAAGTGTGGAATAAGAAACCAGCAACAATTGACCCATCACAATTGGACGGGACTGAAACCCCCGAATGGGAATATTGGAAATTAAATTATGAGAATTTGATGACTTTCGAAGAGTTTGAGGAAAATTATATGGTTTGTCCTCACTGTGGGGGGTATACAGAAAACAATAACCCATGTATTTGTTATGCAAGATAGTATAGAGTTACATCTATACTGTTGGTTATTTTGGAGCTTTGCGGTCTTAGGTCTAATCGCCAACCATTATTTCGGGCGCTATACCCCTTCACTCTATTCCTTTTTCCATCGTTTTTATACCGTAATGATATTTATAGGAAGCTTTCTTGTGTTAATATCTGGAATTTTTTACCTTATTTACAATGACCTTTTTTGATGAACAGAATCCAAATAAATATCAGCGCCTAAAAGATCTACTGGTGCCGCACAATGTAGAGATGAAAAATTGGACTGGTCGTTTGAGCAGTCAATTCGACGGTAAATACTGGAGTTATACTTATAAGTTCTGTCGTTGTGGTGTGGGTGATGGGTCTTATGTATTACCTGCACAAATGGTGGAGTTCTCACCATTACAGATTTTGTCATATGGTATTGGCGACGATCCTGAGGGTGTATCATTTGAACAGTCGTTAGATAAAGATTATAATTGGATATCTATGTATGACGGTTCCATTGATGAAGTTCCTGCTAAAATACAATACGGAAAGTTCTACAAGGAATATTTAACGGCAGACAACTTTCATAAACATCTTAAAGAAAATACGTTTGGAGGTGGTTCTGACTTTAATGTGTTGAAGATGGATATTGAAGGTCACGAATATGATTGGTTAAATGATGATAACCTTGCACTGCTTAAGAGTTACTTCGCTGTCATATGTATTGAGGTTCATTCTTTAATCGAAGAAGTTCCTGATGGATGGGTGCTTGAGCCACAGTTGGCACAGGCAAAGCGTGACTTTGCTGGTAGACTGAGATTCTTTGAGGGTCTAAACAAACATTTTTGGTTGTGGCACATGCACGCTAACAACCACGCGCCACGACACGTAGACTTCCCTGACTCTCTTGAGCTAACATATATAAGTAAGAAGTGGGGTAAGGATCTCGGAGTCAGGCGCGAAAAATTTCCAGTTGATGGATTGGATGAACCAAATTATGATGGAAGACCAGACTATGTGCTAGATTGGTGGATATGATAAAGAAATTATATAAAAGATGGCGCTATGGAATAAACATGAACAATGTGGTTCCTGATCCTGAGTTCCCTGACAAAGACTATTATCCTTTTTTCTATAAAGGGGTTAGAACAGAACAAAACAATAATATATTTGAGTTTCTAAATAAGTTGTCGCGTGAAACTTCACCAATGAGAATTCTTGAGTTGGGTTATCGTCATGGAGGTTTTACCTCATTACTTCATGATCATTGTTTATCAAGAAATATTCCCATTTATGCTTACGATATTGAAGCGTTAGAGAAATCGAAACTGTCCAATAGAGTTATGAGGGTGCATGGTAACATATTTCATATGATAGAAAGAATTGGAGGAATAATTCAAAACGAAGGTCAATCGTTAGTATTCTGTGATGGTGGTGACAAAAACCTTGAGTTCCAATTACTTTCTCCATATCTTAAAACGGGTGATGTCATCATGACTCACGACTACGCACCAAACAAAGAAATATTTGAGGCCGAATATTTAGGCAAACGATGGGACTGGCATGAGAGTTGGTATGGAGAGATTTCTGCTACTGTTCTCAATGAAAACTTAAAAGATTTCTGCACTGAGGAAGCTAATGCGGCAGTGTGGAGTTGTTATCAAAAATGAAATTATTACTATCAATCATAGCGGCAGTAGCACTAATTGGGTGCGCCGAAAAAGTAGAATATCCAGCAGATGCACGAGTCATAGCTATTGAAGGTATGGGTTGTGGCAACTGTGAGTCAGCAGTAGAACTAGCTGTGTTCCGTGTCGAAGGTGTTCGGTGGGCGCAAGCAGATAAGGACCGCAACGAAGTCCAAATAAAGTTAGATCAAGGTATTTTGTTGGAGCAAATTATTCTGGATATTCAAGAGGCTGTCAATACTACACGTTGTGGACCTGACACATTTATTATGGGGGAACTTATTCGATGATTGAAGTTACTTATTGGCAGCAACTAGCGTTAACAGTACCTATTTATCTTGTATTATTTAATACTAGTGACGAGTGGTGGCAAGGTCTTGTGCAGAGCCTTGTAGTGGGGATATTTCTCGGAGTGTTTATTTTTGTATAATGAGTAAGAAAATTTTAATTACAGGAGTAACAGGGCAAGATGGTAGCAATATGGTTGACTACCTGCTTAAGCATACTGATGATACAGTAGTAGGTGGAGTGCGCCGACTATCTGTCAAGAATCACGAAAACATTGAACATCTAAAAGATGAGCCACGGTTCAAGCTGATAGACCTTGACGTTACAGATCAAATAAATACTAACCTTATCATACAGGAAGAAGAACCTGATTACTTTATCAACTTTGCGGCGAATAGTTTTGTCGGCACGAGTTGGAAGATGCCAGTGCAACACATGATGAACAATGCTATGCCTGTCATGTATCAACTGGAGGCAATCAGGCGTCATGCACCAGACTGTCGTTACTATAATGCAGGATCAAGCGAACAATTTGGTGACGTAAAATATTCACCACAAGATATAGCTCATCCGTTCCGACCACGATCACCATATGGTATATCAAAATGTTCGGCGCATCACATGGTAAAAGTCTGGCGCGAATCTTATGGCATTTATGCCGTTCAAGGATTGTTATTCAATCACGAGGGAGTTAGACGGGGAGAAGAATTCGTGACACGAAAGATTTCTAAAGCTGTGGCACGCATCAGACATCAACTAGATAGAGGTGTTCCTATTACACCACTTGAATTAGGTAATCTCGGAGTTAAGCGAGACTGGAGTGATAGCATGGATTTCATGGATGGAATTTGGCGCATGTTAAATCAAGACAAGTCTTTTTCTAGTGCTCATGGATGTGAAGAAGCATATACTGTTGGGCGCGTTTATGAATTCGATAATCGCCATGCCAAAGATTATGTTCTTGCTAGTGATGAGACTCATACTATTCGTGAATTTGTTGAATTGTCGTTCAAGGAATTAGGTATAGAAGGTAAGTGGCACGGCAAGGGACAGAAGGAAACGTTTCGTGTTACTCGCACAGGTATTACAGATACATTTGTAAAGGTAAATCCTGAATTTTGGCGACCCAATGAAGTTGAATTACTTTGGGGCGATTCAATTCCAGCAAGAGAAGATTTAAATTGGCAACCCCTACTTGACTTTCAGGGATTAGTAAGTAAGATGGTTCAACATGATCACAACGAAATTAAACGTCAAGGACTTTAGCGTTGCTGATCGCATCATTGATTTTCTTGTTTCTTATCGCCGCAGTCTGGCTAGTGCGAATTTTGTTCTTAAAAACTATCCTATTTCAGCGTTAGTTAAAGAGCTTCATTTAGGAACAGCAGAGTTAGAGGGGTTGGGATTGATTGGAGTCCCTTTTCCAACTTTTTTTGATATTCCGATTAAAATTATTCACGAAAGAACATATCTTAGTTTAGAAAGTTATGGCTAAACCACCGACTTATTTTCAAGAGCGGAAAGACTTTTTGGGTCGAATGATTCCTGATCATTCAAAAATCCAATGGCGTGTAGAGATGGGTCATACAAAGAAAATTTTCTTTGTTGATCACAAATCAAAAACGCCAAAGGAACTAAGATATCCTATTGAATTTCTCAATAAAGTGGCACCAGCATTTAAGAATATGAATAGTGTGTGTTACTTTTTAGGAGAGAAAGGAAAAGCTTATTTAGAAACGGAGTTGAACAAGTTCAATTTCAAACCCAAAACAATTGAGTCTGTCGAGCAAGAGGAAAAGATCGGTGAGGATAAAGATGTCAAAGCCATCCCATCCTTAAGACAGTTCCTCAATGAGTAAAAAAGAAGAAGAAGACGAATTAGATTTTGATCAACGATATGTAAAAAACTATATAGCTACGAAAGATATTAAAAAATATCACCTGAATGGTGAAGAATTTCGTGGTGACTATAAAATTTCAACAGGTTCGAAGATTTTCGACAAGTTGATAGATGGTGGTTTCGGCAGTGGTTTAGTGAGGTTTGTTGGACCAACTGAGACGGGCAAAACCGCTGAAGCTTTAGAGGTTCAAGAGAATTTTCTAGCTACAGTTCCCAATTCAAAGGGAATACTCATCAAAGCAGAAGGTCGCTTAGATGAGAACATGACCGCACGTGTGAATACTAAGTTCACAGACGACCCCGAAGAGTGGGAAGAGGGAATGTGTTGGGTGTTTAAATGTAATGTATATGAGGTGGTATTCGACCTATTACGTGCGCTCATTACAGACAGAGAAAACAAAACCCGCTACTGTATTCTCGTTGATTCCATGGACGGACTGATTCGCAAAGAGGATCTTGAAAAGTCTACAGGTGATGCACCGAAAGTCGCGGGTGGTGCTGTCATGACAGGTGATTTTCTTAAGCGCACAAATCTATATCTCGGAGAGTTCGGACATCTATGTATTATGATGGCACAGGTACGAGCAGAGATCAAGACCAGTCAGTATGATCCGAAGGACAGAAACAAACTCGGTGGCGCATCAGGTGGTAATGCGGCTGTGCACTATCCCAATTGGGTGATTGAATTTATGCGCCCCAATCAAGGTGATTACTTTCGTCCCGATATGAAGGGGCAGATTGGACCAGAGAATAAACCATGGGGAAGAAATGTAGGTATTCGTATCTGTAAATCGACTAATGAAACTACTCAGTTGCAAGCCAAATATCCTATTAAGTTTGGTAGGGTTGGTCAGTCTGCGATCTGGAATGAGCGCGAAATTATTGATTTACTTTTAGCATGGGGATATTTAATTAAAAAGGGTTCGTGGATCAAGACAGATGATTCCGTGACTAGCTACTTAGGTGAAGACAAGCCTCTAAATATTCAGGGTATAGAAAAATGGTATACTGTTGTCGAAGAAGACAAAGACTTGTGTAATAAGCTATCGGACTTTGTTGACACAAACATTTTAGATAAACTATGATTTTCCTAAGCGCGACTGGCAGAAAAATAAAAGTCAATTCATCTAAATATGTGGTGGATTGGGACGCTAAATCGCGCAGTAAACTACAAGCTTCTGTCAAACAAATCTTAAAAGAAGTTTGGCGCGGCGATAGAGTTTTCGAAGAATTTCCTGTTGTTGGAACGAGGATGACCATCGACTTCTACAACGCCACTCAGGAGGTGGCGATAGAAGTCGATGGCAAACAACACATCGAATTTAATAAATTCTTTCACAGGGGTAACAGAATGAACTTTCTAGATCAACTCAAACGAGATGATAAGAAGGAAATTTTCTGCGAAGACAATGGTATCAAGCTGTATCGTATCTACGAGGGAGAGGATTTATCTGAAAGTGTGCAAAAAATACTTGACGATTATGAAAAGTAGTGGTAACTTGATTCTTAAGCAGAAATATGGACAAAGAAAGATTGCCCCAAACTGGTGTTCCCGACAGTTTACTTACAAAACTATTTGATGCTACGGGAAACTCCCGTGGTGGTAACAAAGGTTTCTTTTTATTTTTTATTGGTCGTGATGGTATTCCTAATTGTGTGGCTAGACCAGTCAATACTGCAACTCGGCTAGCAATAATATCAATCATCGAATTCTACCCCGATGAGGATTATGAAGATGATAATCCACTCGCCTTATTGGAAAACTTGTTTCATTCAACAGGTGACGTTTATGGTAACAACAAAGGTTTCCTTTTCTTCTATATTAATGAAAATGGCAAGCCAGTCTATTATGAAAAGTATCAAGATGAAGCTACGTATTGTGCTATATCAAGCTGCGTAAGTGATACGTATCACAATTACGGGGAAGAAGAGGAAGAAGATGATTAAAGAACTTGATCTAGAAAAGAAGGTGCTGAGTGGATTACTACAGCATCAGGAAACGTGGGGGCAGATAGCAACACTTCTCGTAGAAGACGACTTCTACTCAGAGGATAGTAAGGTTCACGTATCTATGTTTAAGCTGATACGTTCGGCGCTAAACAACAGCGAAGCAATTGATGACACAATATTAATTGGGCGCTTCAAACAATTAGGAACATCCTTTGTAGATAACATTGACCTACCAGAATATGTCAGGTCATTAATTTATTATGAGATACCCCTTGATGTCTTTTTAACTTCAATCAAAGAATTGAAAAAGGTAACGTTCCGTCGAGCAATGTGGAACGTTGCAGAAGAACAAAAGAAGTTTGTCAAAAAGGTAGATCCTTCGACTCCATACAATGAGTTAATGTCGTCTGTAGATAAGATACACAATGATGCTATCTCATCTTTTGAAGCTGGCGGCGAAAAAACTACAGTCAATCTATCGGAGCGTGCTGAAGATTTTATCGAAGGTATCGCCAACAATCCACCTGAACACATTGGGTTTCCCTCTCCATACGAGACGATGAACCGTATTTATGGTAGTGTTCTTCGCGGAGGAAACATTTTCTGTCTTGCGGCACGATCAAAAGCTGGTAAGACTTCTTTCCTCATCGATATGGCGATGAAAACTTCATATACGCATCAGGTTCCTATCATTCATTTTGATAATGGGGAGATGTCAGAGCGCGAATTGATGTTTCGTATGGTTAGTGGTATGTCAGGCATCCCACAATTTATGTTGGAGGATGGTTCATGGCGCAAGCGTAGCTACAATGATTGGAGTGCCGAAGAAGTATTTCAACGGGTCCGTGACGTATGGAGTCGCATAAAGAAAACAAAGATCTTATATGAGAATGTAGCAGGATTATCAAGTGAAGAAATGTGTAGTCTTCTCAAGCGTGTCTACTATGAGAATGTAGGTAGGGGTGAGGAAGCTGTTTTCTCATTTGATTATCTCAAGACTGATTTTGATAATCTCGGACGTGGTAGTGATTGGGCATTTGTTGGCAAGACTCTTGACGGATTTAAGCGAGTGATAACCAAAGATTTAAAATTTGATGGTGAGCCTGTTGTATCTATGGCAACCAGTGTTCAATGTAATCGTTTGGGTATCACGTCAGGTCATGATGCTAACAGCGTTCAAGACCTTGAGCATGAAGGGGCAATGGCGCTGTCAGATTTAATCCCCCAATTTGCTTCGTGGTCTTTCATGTTAAGGTGGAAAACTCAAGATGAACGTGGTAGATGGGGCGAACAATTCGGAACACACAACTTAATTGGTTTGTTGGCGCGGCACTTAGGAGAAGATGTTGCTGGACATATTAATCCTGTTGATCATCCAGACGGACCAGCAAGAAAGAATTTCATTAACCTAAATTTTGAAAATTTTAGTTTCGAAGATCGTGGTGACTTTCGAGACATCGTGCATCACCTTGAGAATCGTGATGTTCAACCTCAACAATCTGATGAATCAGAATTACCAAATGAATTAGCATGAATGCAACAGTAACAATTGAAGTAGATGTATTGGAGGCAGCAAGTGAGCTTTCAGAAGATGAAACTCTTGAGCTTATCAAACACATTGATGAGGAAATTATAGCAGACACAGGTTTTAGCGTCAAACTTTTGGGGCAATTATTTGAGTCGTTAACCAACGATATTACTAAGAAAGAACTTTTAGAGTTCTTAGAGACGGGGAGTGAAGCGGCGATTAAAACGTGGTAAATTAGTGTAATAGGGGCTGTCCGGTTGATGGCATAAAGCTGTTGGCTGGACCTTTTATTATGCACTACGAAACACAATTTTATTTTGAGTGGAGAAAACTACAGCTTTTGGAAAAACGGGTGGAAACGAGCACTAAGAAAGCGCAAAGATTACCGCACGTGGGATCGATACGTAAAAAGTCTACAGAGAAGTAAAGCGGCGAAGGGTGGATGAAACCACAGGCAGTAGATATAGCGAAAGAAAGGTTACAAGAATTTCATTCACGCCTTGTCGTTCGAGTTGGCAATTGGGAAGACGAGGTAGTTTTGTATGTAAGGTATCAGGCGGGATCGATGAAAGTTTATCGTTCCTTACCTGATGAAATTGAAGGATTCCGTATAATAAAGGACGGACTAGAACCAAAAGTTAAAACATGAGGACAGTAAAAAAGTTATGGTCATAGCTACAACATCAAATAAAGTATTGAAGATCGAGGGCATTACAATTGAGACACTTGATCAGGACAACGGATTATATTATGGACTCGCCAAAACTGGCGACGGATTTCTGGTGGCAAGTCGCCATCATGACTCAGCTACAATTCTATACCATTATTGTTTCAACAAGGAACACAATCTACAACTACGTGAGAAGTGGACGGTGCCAACGGTTGGTGATGTTCATGGTATTGCTTACGTAAATCGGCGCGTATACCTTACGGACACAGCACATAAACGAGTAGTAAGTTTCGACATCGATAACGAGAATGTTAAAACCGAAGACTGGTTGGGTTCCCATCCACACATTAACACAATCGAATTTTATCAAAACTGTTTTTACATTGCAGGGTTGACAAATAACAAGCTGTATCGCCAGCATAGTAGCGGTGAAATTCTGTTTGACAAACTAGAGCAGGCAGATGGAATCCATACTATCAAACCACATCAAGGTTCGATATGGGTGTGTAGTTCAAACGAGTGTACAGTCAAGGAATTTTCTACTAGTCTAAATCGATGCCTGTCTACTATACAGATAGGTGATCCAGAAAAGTTTATGTCTCGTGGTTTGGCATGGGACAATGGTTTGTTTTATTGTGGTATGTCACCACGAGGTAGACGCAATGAACGACACGAGTTAACTTCTCAAATTTACGTTAAGTCTGAGCATGATGCTCCCTATACTATTGAATTGAAAGGGGAGGGACAGGTGTGCGACTTGCTTGCACTATGAGTGACTACTATACAATTTTAGTCAACCTCGGATACAAACTACATAATCGCGGCGACTACTGGCAGACTGCCGCTGTGTTCAGACACGGTGACAATCCAACGGCACTCAAGATTTACAAAAATTCGGGTGTCTGGATTGACTTCGTTGATGGTGACGGTAAAGCGCAAAGCTTTAAAAAACTGTTACAGAAAACAACAGGGAAAGAAGACGTTTCTCAGTTTGAGCTAGAACAGTTACGATATGAAAGGCGGCAATTTTTGAGCGAAGAAAAAACATTTCCCGATGATTGTTTGGGGCGATTGCTACCAGACTACGATTTCTTTTTGCATAAAGAAAAGGATGCTTCCATTACAGCCGCAACGCAAAAAGCTTATTCTGCTGGTGTAGCGACTAAGGGGAGTTTATATAACCGTGTAGTATTTCCTATCCGAAATAAAGATGGTAAGATCCATGGGTTTTCGGGGCGTGATATTACTGGTCGCTCACGTATTAAGTGGTTACATAATGGCAAAGCAAATAATTGGCTATACCCTTACTATACGGTAAATGAATGTCGTGAATCTATTCGTGAACGTGGGTATTTGATTCTTGTCGAGTCCATTGGTGATTCAATGGCCCTGTATCAAGCTGGATTTCCAAATAATATAGTTGCATTTACTAACAGTATTTCGCCGCGACTTGTGGCAAGACTCGCCGCCCTTAATGTAGATGTGGTCGTTGCATTCAATAACGACCATCAAAAACCATTAGCTCAAAACGAGGGTGTAAAAGGGGGCATTAATAGCCTACTAAAACTTTTTCAATTGATTGATTTCAAGAAACTGTGGTTCATGCCACCAGTCAAACATGTTGATTTCGGTGAGATGAAAGGTAACAAAATTACCGACCACTTTCGAGTGACCTACGACGAAGAGGAACATAAAAAGCAGATTGCTTTGTTGCTCCGTGGCACTCAAACGATTACTCCTATGAAGACTCTTCTTCCAACCCTAAGCAAATTAAAAAAGGAGTATCACTTTCATTATGATGACTAAACTTTCGGCTAGCCGAATCAAAACCTTACAGGATTGCAGTTGGGTATACTGGTGCAATTATATATTGAAATTACCACAGACCAAAACACCAGCTTTGGCTATGGGTTCGGCTTGTCACGGAGTTTTTGAATGCTTAGGAAATCCGCGCCATAAACATCACTACAAAGCTATCCTTGATGCGGGTGACATAGCAGGTTCACCAGCGGTTTATAGATACGTTGAGAAATTTTTACAGAAAGATGGTTGTGATCCATCTGAGTTAGTTAAGAGACGTGATGGTGAGTCAGAAATCGCGGCTATTGATCATTGTAATAACATGATCCTTTCTGGTTTACGCTATGATTTCTTTGGTGAGTCTGTCAATCCTGACGAGTCAGTAGATGAAATTTCATTTGATATTGAGCACGATGACGGTGAAACTCGTTACCATATTCGCGGCTTCATTGATAAGTTATTCCTTTTTAAAAATAAAACTCGTGCATTAATACGTGACTTTAAATCAAATAAACGTTTATTCTGTCAGAAAGATATTGAAGATAACACTCAGGACTTAATGTATCGGTTAGCCGTTGCTCATCTATATCCTGATGTGGTTAAACGTGAGACAGAATTTTATCTATTACAGTTTGGACCTGATGAAGGTTCTGTTAAAACACCAGACGTTTCTGATGCTGAACTTGAAGGGTTCAAACATTTCTTAACTGACATTCAAAATACTTTAGATAACTTTACTCGTCATGATGCTACCAGACAATTCGCTGCTGACAAAGGTTATGTCGATAAGTATCACGGTTTTGCTGGACTGTTGAAGTGTGGTGTCTACGGCAAAACTTCTGCTGACCACCCTGATGCGAAGAAGGTTAATGGAGATCCCATGTGGTATTGCGAATGCAAGTTTGCTTATTTTTATTATGTTCTTCTAAGCGACGATGGAAAAATCTTAGCTACGGCAATAGACTCATCGGATTTACCAGAACCACAAGATGGTCAGGTAGTCAAGCGCCGATATTATGAAGGGTGTCCTAAATTTCAACACTTAGATTACAATAAAAAGATGCTTTTACGTGCTGAAAAAGAAGGTTTCGCTTGACAAGGGACGTGATCATGCTATAATGAGGTATGAAGTTGACGCCATGGAAAATTGCTCGTGTCCTCCAGCACCTTCCTCTTGAAGATCAAGTATCGATTAAGCTTGAACTGAGAGAGCAGAACGATATTATTGAAGAGTTTGATGAGGCTACTGGTGAGACAGTAAAACGACGAAAGGGAATCTCGCCAGAAACAATATCGCGTTTAGTATTGATGCATAATGCTATTGCCCCCGCAGTAAAAACAAAGGGTGCGTTCGGTAAACGTGGCACTAATCGCAAGGCTCAGTTGTTCCAGAAACGTCTGGTGATGAGCGAACTGTTTGAAAAAGCAAAGAAGGAGATTGAGGATGAGCAAGCGGAAGCTACCACAGAGGGTGACACTGACTCGCAGTAGTCCTATTGCGTTTGGTGTTTTTTCAGATGCTCAAGTAGATTTTATTCTATGGATGTATTTCGATGGTTTCTATTTAGCTACTAATTTAGAAACGTCGGAGTGCGAAACTATACACGAAAGTCAGGTTGATGACCCCACTATTTAAAACACATTTTTCTATAGGTAAATCTATTCTGACACCTAAACGATGTTTTGAGCTTGCCAAAGATTTAGAAGAAGTTGTTTTCGTTGAAGACTCCTTCGGTGGGTTCCGAAAGATCAAGGTGCTATCAGAGAAATTTGATAAGCCATTTCGTTGGGGCATCAGACTTAACTGTAGTTATGCCGATAACAAGGCGAGTAAGATTATTCTATTCGCTAAGGATAATAAGGGTATGGAAGATTTGCGGGAGATATATTCTCGCGCCCAAACTAAATCTGGCGTCTGGAAATATAACAAAGCGTCACTTAAGAATCTTTTATTGTGTGTTCCCTTTTACGATTCGTATGTTCACAAGTCACTACACCATTTCGGTATCTATGACCTACCATTGAATGATCATATTCATTTAGTAGAGGAACACAGTCATCCATATGACTACCAAATTAAGCGTGCGCTTGATAGGTTAGGTGTAGAGACTCAACCTGCGCATACAGTTCTATACGAATTTGATAAACATTTTGAAGAATTTCAGTTCTATAAATCTGTCACCCATCGTAAAGGGGGCAGACCTCCCAATAGAGGTAGACCTGAACTAGATGATTGCGGAAGTAATCTATTCAGTTGGCAAAATTATGAAAAACAGATTGAAAAATCACGAACGGATTCGTAATCTTGAAACTCAAGGTTATGAAGTAACTATCGCACACGCTAGACAGCGTAGTGAAAAAGGAATTGAACCAAAAGGTGGAGCAACTATTGTTACTCTCACTACACCTAATAGAAAGACTTTTATTGGGGAAGCTGAGTGTAGTAGTCATGACGTGTTCGATAAGAAACTCGGCGTTCGTATTGCTCTCGGTCGTGCTATCAAACGACTTCCTAAACCTACACTGCGCCGATCTAAAGCAGATAATTGAGGTGTCGAAACATGTGACATATGTTTCGAAGATATCAGTTGATATGTTTGAGTATAACCAAAAATATATAGACTTTGATACGGAGACAGAGGGATTAAACTATAGGTATTCTCGTCCATGGGAATTCTCTTATCTCCAGTGTCAGGGTCATCAAGTTAAGTCAAAGCGTCAAGTATATATTGACGTTCCTAACTTGCAGTTATCTGATTTTGTCAAAAAGCTAACAGGTTTTAGTCAAGAGAAATATGATGACACAAAAATTTCGCCGCGTGATGCGTGGGATGAAATTGAAGCTATCATCTATGACGAAAACAATATTCTAGTAGGACAAAACATTTTGTTTTTTGATGTGTGGATGATTCCACTGATTGCAGAGATGGCAGGAGTCAAGATTGAACAGTTTGATTACTCGTTCATGGACAGATTCATGGACACTAGATTTCTTGCGGTCGCATGGAAAAATCAACTTGACAAACCACGAGATGGAGACTACCTTCACTGGTTCTACAAGCTGCATTATGATAAGGATCTTAAACGTCGTGGAGTAGGACAAGAAGCGTTGTTGAAAGCGTTAGGTATTCCATATGATCGTTATCAACTGCACGATGGTTTGTATGATGTAGGAATGAACTGGAAGATATTTTTAGAACTAAAAAAGATTTTGAAATTATGATTGGTATTTACTACAGTTCACAAAGCGAGGGCGGAATAAAAATAAGATCAGTTTGGCGCAGTAATGATACAGAGATAGCGTTGGGAGACGGTGTTGTTACAGATTTAGAATTTAACATACTAAGTAGAAACTGGAACCTTCAACTCATAAGAGAATGACTTATTATCCTGATAAATGGTGTGTGTTTCAGTGTAACAATGGCACTGATTACAAAGTGTTCGCTACATGGTCTGGTGGTTATCTCAGTGGAGATAGTTGGCGCACTAACTCTTGTATCAGTAAGGTAGAAGAGACTGACACACATTATATATTTCGTGGATACAGTGGATCAGTTTATGAGTGCCACAAAGAAGCATATGGAATGACAGTATATGGTGCATCAGTTTTAGGTAATATCAAAACTCTGTCAGAAGAAGAATTTAAAAAATTAGATTGGGAATGTATTACGCAGGAATAGGGCGGCGAACTATACCAGATGATATTCAAGTATCATTTGAGAAGTTCGGTAGATGGGCGCAAGATCAAGGGTTAACTCTTCGTTCAGGTGGTGCCGAAGGTGCAGACTTAGCTTTTGAGAAGTATGTGATACCTGCTAACAAACAAATCTTTCTTCCGTGGCGCGGATTTAATGGTCATACCTCTAAATTATTCACTCCTTCGAAAGAGGCTCATACCATGGCGGCAAGGTTTCATCCAAACTGGAAAGAGAAATCCGTTGGATCACAAAAGTTATTGGCGCGGAATGTCCATCAACTTTTAGGACCGAAGCTTAACTCTCCAGTGGAGTTCGTTGTGTGTTGGACAGAGAACGGAAACGATACGGGCGGCACTGGTCAAGGAATTAAGATGGCAGAGACATTGAACATTCCTGTATATAATTTCGGAGCTAAAGACTTCGACAAACAAACACTATTTGAATTAGTATTAGAATTAACAGATGAAATATGATTTAACAAATATAGATCCGTCAACTTCGCTATATACAGTGTTGGCAGGAATGAATGCGATGGATGATGAAAACGAAAGGATTCTTGAGCGTGAAATGCAAGAATATGAAGAGGCACAATCATTTATGGACGGTGAACGAGATTTATTTTCTTCACAAGGCACCTCTCCATTTGCGGCACGGGTAGCTGTTGAACTAGCACGGTCACGTGAACTTCATGGTGATATGCATTCACCTCATGAAGCATACGGTATCATCCGTGAAGAGTTAGACGAGTTTTGGGACGAGGTAAAAGAAAAACAGTTGAATGGAGAAGCTGCTCTCAAGGAACTGGTTCAGATTGCCGCTATGTGTGAGAAAGCAGCACAAGACTTGCACCTTTATTAAAATGCCTACTACAGATTATAGAATATTAAAAATAATGGTTGATCAGTATCAGGAAAAAGCTGATAAGATCAAACAGGATGTAGAATCTTTCGTTACTAATTATCATTTCAATACTGATGAACGTTGGATTTTACTAACTAACTATGATTTTGGCAAGCGTGGTTGGTATACTGTATTCGATTCGTTAGAACAACTGTTCGGTAGGGCAGTGGATTGGATTAAGGATTTTGGGTTGCAGAGGCATTGCATTATAGATGTAAAAGATATCCATACCCAACTTTTAGAAAAGGGTTACAGTGAGAAAGAGTTAGAACCTTTTCGAAATGAAGCAACTGTTAAATTTATTCGCAGCTTTAAACATGATTGGTAATAAAAAGAAAAAGATCTATGTAGCTGGTCCTATGACTGGTTATCCTAAACATAATTTTCCTGCGTTTGATTATGCTAAATCGAGGTTGGAAAAAGATTGGATTGTAATATCACCAGCAGATATGGATAGGGCGATTAGCTATGATCCTACAGGTGGTGATGATCTTGATCACATGAATGAGCAGGAGCTTCGGGAATTTACGGATGATTGTATTCGTCGCGATGTAGAAGTCATTCAAACTGTTGATGCGCTAGCGTTACTTAATGGATGGGAACATTCAACAGGGGCAAAGGCAGAGGTGATGCTTGCTCAATGGCGCGGTATTCCAATTTACAAATTTGTTGATAGTATGGATGAACTATTGAGTGCACCAGTTGGACAGTTAATTGTAGTTGAACAGTTGGTTATCCAAAATATAGATGATCAAGTCAAAAACTTGAAACAGTCGATGCAAACTACTCTTGATGTTTTTCGAAACACACGACCACTTGCAAAAAAATCTGATTTACGTAAGATTGTTGAAAAATCATGAAACTAATCATCATGGGCTATGCTCGGCATGGTAAAGATACTTCGGCAGATTTTCTATGTATTGACTATCCTATTCTGACTACTCAGGGTAGTAGCGCCATTGCAAATGATTTGTTTATCTATAGTGCACTCAAAGATAAATATGGTTATACCTCCAAAGAAGAATGTTTCGAGGATAGATATAATCACCGTGACGAATGGTTTGATTTGATCTGTGATTATAACAGGTATGATCCAGCTAGATTAGGCCGCGAGATTTTCAAGCGCCATGATATTTATAGTGGCATCAGAAGTCGGCGCGAATTCTATGCTTTGAAAAATCAGAACCTATTCGATGCAGCTATATGGATTGATCGTTCAGATGTATTACCAAAAGAATCTAATGAGTCTATGGATATTGAACCATGGATGGCAGACTTTTGGGTTGACAACAACGGAAGTATGGACGATCTTAAACGCAACCTTCGGGCGCTTATAGAAACACAACAATGGACGTAACGAGATGGAGTAGACTAGTTCGCCTAAGAGATGGTGGGCATTGTGTGGTATGCGGAGGCAAGTTTCCAATTTGGCGCTTGCACGCTCACCATATTAAACCACGATCCCTTTATCCTTTTTTAGAAACACGTCTTAACAATGGTGTGTCGCTCTGTGCACCGTCACAATTGCACTATTGATTGTTTAGACGATGACCCTGATCGTGGTTGGAGAATGTTTCAACCTATGTTTCAACGATACGTCAGGCTATCAGGCCAAATGCGTTATAATATAGAAAATCAGAAATGATATTAAAATTTAAAAAGGTTCGTAAGGCTAGTGTTGAGTATGCTATTAATGGAAATGTAGGCAAACAATCATCTGGTCCAGTAAGAGAATGGTGGGTCGTTAATGACGAAACCAATAAAACTCGTTTGTGTTGTTGCCATTTGGTGAGAACAAGTTATGTTCCCTTTCAATATAGTAAAGATCAATTTAAAACCTTATGCTTTCTTGCTGAGTTACACGGTTGGCAAGTGTCCGTTACCGATGAAACTATTGTAACAAAAGAAAAATTAAAATGAATAAATTATATAAAAACTGGACCGTTCACAACTTGATAGCTCACCCACTTTCCGAAATCGTTCATTGGTTTACATGTTGGAAGTGGGGCGATAAGGTATCAGGTTGGATTCATGACGTAACAATTCCACAAAACATCGACAACGGAAGAGGGTAATGTTTGAAGATTTTAAACCATATGACGATTGTGAACCAGCAGGTCTAGAACTTCCTAAAATCGAGGTTGAAGCTAAAGTTTTAGACAAGTTGGGGTTAGACAATAGCGCATCAAGTTTTGATGTAATGCGTGGGCTTGCACTAGAGGGTGCGAAGGAACGTGGTATTGAAAACTTACCCAACAAACAAGAATACTACGACAGGGTTAAAACTGAGCTTCAAATTTTTGAAGAGTTGGGTTTCACTGACTATATCTTATTGAATTGGGATGTAATAAATTTTGCGCGGAAAAATAAGGTGCCCATCGGAGATGGTAGAGGTTCCGCCGCTGGATCATTAGTGCTGTATCTATTAAGGGTTACAAATATTGACCCGATTAAATACGGACTGTATTTTGAGAGATTTGTGTCTCCGTCACGGGCGAAGAAAATAACAGACAAACATGGAAAAACGTTTCTTGTTGGTGCTCTTGCTCCTGATGTGGATACTGATATCGCCCATTCTCATCGTCCACTCGTTATTGATTACATTGAGGAAAAACATAAAGGTCGCACATCAAAAATTCTTACATACAATACATTCTCTTCGAAGCTATGTATTAGAGAAGCGGCGAAATATTTTGGGGAGGTAGACGAGGAAGAGGCTAACCGTATTTCTGATATGGTGCCGAAGGAACATGGTAAAGTGTTATCTTTAGAGCGTGCCTATGAGGAATCTGATAAGTTCAAAGAATGGGTAGACGAAAATCGAAAAATCTTTGATCACGCATTAGTGATTGAAAATTTACATAAGAACAATGGTGTTCACCCATCAGGTATTGCCATCTGTTCACAAGATATTCGTAAGGTCATGCCGTTACAGCTTACCAAAGATGGTAGCTTAGTTAGTGGTTATGATATGGATGATGTCGCTGACCTTATGGTTAAGTTCGACATTCTCGGTCTACGCACATTGTCAATAGCTTACTTAGCATGTGAGAAGATTGGAGTTGATTTCGATGACATTGATCCCGAAGACCCATTCATCTATCAACAGTTGCAAGATTATAAACATCCCGCTGGACTATTTCAAATTTCGGCGCATACCAACTGTGAAGTTGCACAGGCCATTAAACCTCTCAATCTTTTTGAGTTATCTGACGTGGTTGCTTTAGCTAGACCAGCGGCACTACAATTTGTAAGTGATTACAAGAAGCAAAAGGTGACTCCTGAGAAGTTAGGTATGAATGATGCTTTGGATGACATTCTTGCTACAACAAAAAATGTAATGTTGTATCAGGAACAAGTGATGCGCAGTTGTCACGAGGTGTTTGGTATGTCACTTGATGATGCGGAAAATCTTCGTCGCGCTATCGGTAAGAAAAAGGTAGATGAAATTCCTAAATGGCAAGGTAAAATCTTTGATGCGGCAGACGCAGCAGGTATTCACCATGAGGTTCCCAACTATTTTTGGAACGTTGTTGAGAACAGTGCAGCCTACCAGTTTAATTTGTCGCATAGTATCTGCTATGCATCTCTTGCTGCTAAGACTGTGTGGCTTAAGTATAAGCATACATCTGAATTCTTCTGTTCTATATTAGAGATAGCGGAGCATGAGCAGGAACCTCTTGAGGTAGTGGCAGAAGTGACTCGTGAGTTACATGACTTTGGTATTAATTTATTACCACCACAGCTTGATAAATCAGAGATGGACTTCACAATTGAAGACGGTAATATCCGTTACGGTTTAAAATCTATCAAGGGTATTTCTACTTCAACTCAAGACGCATTAGGAGACTTCGTTAAGACTAAGCGCGATAACAAATTTGATGTGTTTCGTAGCGCGAAACAATGTGGTATTAATATTGGTGTGTTATCTAGTTTGATTTATGCTGGAGCACTCGGTTCAGACTTTCGTTTGTTAACTGCATTGGAAGCTCAGACCTTTAACATTCTAACAGACAGGGAGAAAATGAACTTTGAAGCGTTCGGCAAAGAGTTTAATTACAAACTGTTAGATGTAATTGCTAAAACTCGTCATCGTATCGGTAAGGGCGATGTCACTAAGCAAATTATGGCAGACAAACGATTTGAAAATGTTTTCAAGCGTGACTATACCAAATATAAAGAGCTTTATGAGGCTAACAAAAAATTTGAGAAGCTTGCTATCTGGTGGTTTGAAAAGAAATTATTAGGGTATGCTTATACATATAAACTTCGTGAATGTTTCGATGGCCAACTTGATCCTATCTCAGCAGTGGGTGGATCAAATAGTTGGCGCGTGATAGGGCACGTTGATGACTTTTTTATCAAGAAAAGTGTTAAAGGAAATCGCTACATCCGTTTTACAATCTCTGATGAAGAGACACAAAAAACAATGATGTTCTGTGATTCGCCGCGTGCTCAGAAATTCTCCGATTGGGAGGAAGAGTCTGGCGGAATGTCTAAATCTGACATCGTTATCGTGCGTGGTAACGATGAGTGGGTAAATTCGATTGACATTATGGGAGAACGGGTTTATCTTAAAGTTAGAGATTTAAAATGACATTTAAAGACGCAAAAGAATACGCAGATAGTATTAATTTAGAGTTTGTTTGTGTGGACGTATTGTTCGCGGCCATTATCAACCACGGATCACTTTCGGTCAAGACTCTATTTGATTCATTGGGTGTGGAGATTAAGCAGTTGCAAATGGCATCTGCTTTGTTCCTCATGAAGAAACCTCAGTCTGTTCAGCAACAGACAGTGGTTCGAAAAGTCTTTGATACAGCAGAGAAATTTTCGAAGCTGTTCGGCCAACCAGAAAACAAAAATAATTTAGAGTTTCTTCTGTTAGCCATGACTGATTTGGTTGACAATGAAAGACCATACATTTATCTTTTTCTTGATGAAGAATTAGGGGGTGAGGAAGATAGTTTTTCTGAAAGGTGGCAAGAGATATTAGTATCGTTCATTCGTGACGAACCAATTCAAAACTTTTCTTTCTTCAAAAATTATGACGCACTTGATCTTCTAATCGATAATGAAGACGCAGAAGAAGATAAGCAAGATCCATTTGAATATAACCCGATCATCGAGGAATTTGCAACTAACCTCAACTCTCTTGCAGCTTATGGAGAATACGATGGACTGGTTGACTACGATAATACTCTTGAGAAACTTTATACAACATTGTGTAGAGAGAAAAAGAAGAACGCTATCGTCACGGGTATTGCTGGTATAGGAAAAACTTCTTGCATTGAATTGTTAGCTAGAGAAATCGTTGAGGGTCGTGCGCCAGACCTGTTGAAAGACAAGGTAGTATATGATGTTCACCTTGCAGATATGCTTAGTGGATCTATTTGGCGCGGACAATTCGAGGCTAAGTTAACTCAGTTCATTGCAGAAGTTAAGAGTAAGCATAATGTTATTCTCTTCTTTGATGAGATTCATACTCTAGTTGGGGCAGGCACAGGAGGTAAGAGTGATGACCTTGAGGCATCAAACATTCTCAAACCCGCGTTGGCGCGTGGAGAAATTTCATGCATCGGCGCTACGACACCTTCTGAATACGACTCTAAGATTAAAGGGAACCCTGCTCTTGAGCGACGGTTCCAGTTGATCCGTATGTATCCTCCTACATCAACACAGATGAAGGAAATTCTACCTCAACTAGTAGATCATTATGAGCAATTACATCCTGTAAAATATGGTGACGAATTCTGTGAACAAGTAATTTCTTTTTGCGATAAGGAATTGCCACACAAAGCATATCCTGACAAGCTTGTAGATGTTATTGATTTTTGTGGCGCTAGAGCGAAGATGGATTATTTTGTGGTGCCTGATGATATTCGAGAGTTTGAATTAACACTCATGGAAAAAGCGAAAGACGCTAGCGAAGAGGGTGAATTAAATGATGACGTAGAAAAATTACATCACCTTTATCGTGAGTGGGGATTATCTATCAAGGATACTAAGGCACCTGTTACATTAGATCATCTTCATTTTTATCTTAAGGAAAATATTGTTAACCTTCTGTCTAAAGAGTTACAACACGAGTTCGTGCAGCGTTTGAGTCGAAAGGTTATCAATAAAGATAACGTAGACTTGTTTGATACAGCACTGTATTCTGTGAATATTAGTGCGGGTAGTGAACCAAATATTATTGTGGTATACGGTAATGAAAAGGTTGGTAAGTCATACTTCCTCAAATCTGCTGGCGAATGTTTAAGAACATGTGGTTGCGAGGTATTGAATGCGACAAGGTTCGCGCTCAATCCAGTATCACTCTTAGGTAACTTCATGGATAGCGGTAAAGGTTCCTTCGCTAAAAAATTAGGATACCATGAGAACCCTGTTGTGATCATTGATGACGTTGACAGGTTGGATAAAGATGCAGCAGATATTCTACTTGATGGGTTTAAGACAGGTCGCTTTGAAACTATCGATAATGAAATCATTCCGTTAACCAATGTAACTTTTATTCTCGGCGCTAATTGCAAGAGCGGTAAGGTGGGATTTGCTGGTGGAGATGAAGCGCCGAATGTTTCAGATGACATTGTAGAACTAGCCCAATTTGTCTTTTTAGAAAAACCTACAACCGAACATTTAAAAACTTTTCTTGCGTGCAAACTTGAGAAATTGATTGAAGATTTGGATAGACAAGGCATAAAAACAAAGGGTCTTGCCTCTGCTTTAGACTTAAATATTGGGACGGCAAAGGGTTACGAAGACATATCAAGAATCTTCCGTCAATCTGTGATTCCTCTCGCAATAGATGGACTAAAAAAACAGAAAAAAGTAGTTGACTTATCTCAGATCGAGGCTACAATATAAACGACAAGTAACGTAACTAGTAATAACTAACAAGTAACAAGCATGAGTAAAATTAATTGGTCAGATTTTGGTATTGGAGGTCTTTGGAACTCCGCAAAAAATGACAGTATGCAGTCGGGTGAGATTGACCTCTCACGTTTAGATCAGTCTCTCCGTGATGACATCGCAGATAAACTGAAGAACGGTGAGAAAGTTCGCCTCGTCGTCTGGAAAAACACAAAGAAAGAAAGCGGCGAGAAAACGCCAGACTTCCGACTTCATGCAGGGATGCCTGATGACAATGAACGGTCGTCAGGATCATCAGGTGGTAGTAGCAGTGGTGACAGCGGTAGTGACGCTCCATTCTAATGCCAACTTTCGGAATAGTTTTCTGTGCATATAATGTAGAGCCTTATGTGCACAAATCTTTAGAGCCGTTTCTGCGTCCCGATTTTGAGGTGAGCGCAGTCTCGGTTCCCTTCGCAGAGTATTCTACTCAAGAAGATTATCGGGACAACACAACGGAAATTCTTCGTGGCTATAGAAATAGTCATAATCAGTTTCGAATTCGTTTGGTAGACGGTCCTGAATATATACAGGAACACGAAGCGCGAAATTTGGCGCTTCAACAATTACCAAATGTAGATTATATTTGGTTGGTAGATGGCGACGAGATCTATACCCCTGAACAAATAAATAATATTGTTCAGTTCGTTCAGGATAATCCTGCTGCATGGTATAAATTATGTCTCAAGAATTACATCTTCGATACTGATAGTTATATGGAGGAACCTTTTTGTCCTCCGCGTATCTTTTCCACTCATTATAATGGCGATTTTAGTCCTCGTTTTGTATGGGATAATGATATGGCGTATCATCGGATCGGAACGAATGGACTTGTTGATTATCGACAGTTAACTAATCTTACTGTGCCACAAGATATAGCATGGATCGATCATTATTCATGGTTGAATGATGAGATTGGTAAGCGTAAAGTTGAATACCAACAGAAGCATTTTGGCCACTGTAGTTTTAAGTGGGAGGACGAACAATTGAAATTCGACGATAACTATTTCGAAAAGACAGGCGAACAAAAACCTAAAATTATCTATGGAAAATAATAGCGGAAATGGAACTGTAAATGTTGGTTGTGGTGGTGTATTAAGCACTGGAACTTTTTTAATCTTTCTTTATCTGAAACTAACAGATGTGATTGATTGGTCATGGTGGTGGGTGACTGCCCCCTTATGGATTCCAACGACTCTCGCTTTTATTTTTATTGCCGTAATTGGTATATTCGTAGTAATAGCAAACAAATGAAAAAAGGAAATATTGTAAGGATGGTTCAGTATCTTGAAGTTACTGAAACCAATGGAGCAGATACACAAATTCATGTGAATGATCTTAATCGTGGTATCGATGATATTACAATCAGTGGTGCCTCGTTAGTGAGGTCATTAGATTCGGCAGATGAATTTTCATCAACAGAAAAGCTGACAAAGACTCAGCTAGCTGACAAATTTGGAGAGGTTGGTGACAATGTATTCACTGTAGAGTTTGAAAAACAGAACGGTAGCTTGCGAAAACTTCGTGGCTATATGATAACACGTGAGACAGGCATGGGTCGATCACAAGTGGTTGATCTTGACATTGAACGTGGAAAGGGTGACTATGATAATCGCTTGCGTCAAGTAGATCACCGCACACTAAAAAGTTTAATCTTCGATGGCGTGAAATACGTCAAGAAGTAATTAATTTAGATACTAACAGCATAATAAGAGTACAAGAGTCATAATGTAGGTTAGGTTCGTGAAAGCGATACGCCGACAATCAAATACGCTATAGCTCATTCAATACAACTGTGCAACGGTTGGAAGGAGTAGAGATTAATCCCTTATTAAGAGAGTGCACGTTCCAACGGGGTAAGGTTGATCTTCTAAGTCGCTAAACTGATGAGGCCAGTGTCTTTCGGGATACACGCCGACACCACCAATAAAAAGTATCTAGTTTTCCTTTGTGGATGTTCGCAAAGGTGGAGGCTATCTTGCCTAAAGGTGAGCGGCGAAAGTCGCTCACCTTTTTTATTGACAAGCGCCAAAGTTGTAGTATAATTAAACATGATAAAAACATTCAGCGAGGTAGTCAAAGAGCAACTGTGGTTTCCTGACGGAACCTATCATTGTAAAATAAATGATGTACAATTACTAAGAGCAACTACTGTAATCATTTTATCAAGGTTTGATCCCATGGTGATTGCAACGAAAGTGGATGCAATTCGGCGCACTGAATTAATAGGTGGTAAAAGAACACATATCGTTCTTAAGATTCCTTACATTCCAGCAGCACGGCAAGATCGTTTGTGTGATAGTGGCGAACCATTAACCTCAAAGGTTTATGCTGACTTTTTAAATTCATTAGATGTCGATGAAATTTTAACTGTTGAACCACATTCTGATGTGCTTCCCGCACTTTTAAATAATTGTTTTACTATCGAAGTTGAGGAAGTTATGCCATGGGATACAATATTTAAGAAGGATAATATTATTTTAGTATCTCCTGATGGTGGTGCTATCAAACGCACGGGTCGAGTAATGAAGTATCTTGATAGTCAGGGTTATACTAATGATCGGTGGTTCGATATTGTTTATGCTGATAAAGATCGTGATCCTATCACAGGTAAAATAAATAATATTGTTGTGCAAGATAAGTCTGGACCAGAGGGTGGGTCTATTTTTGATAGCGATCTCTATCCTGATCAACAATATATTGTGGTTGATGATGTTGGCGCTATGTGTGGCACGTTTCTCGGACTTCACGATAAGCTGAAAGGAAGGGGCGCGAAACATATTGATATCGTGCTGGCTCATATAGATTGTAACCGCAATGGTTTACCCGATCTTTGTGAAAAATTTGATAACGTATATGTCACCAATTCTCAGAGCGATTATTGTAGTGGCGGAAATTTAACTGTAGTAGATGTATTATGATTGACTTTGGCGATCCACCTATTAGACATTCTCCTAAAGCAGATCTACAACACGTATTGGTATTGCAAAATTTCCTTGACGAATTCAAGAAAAAATATCGGGTAGAAGTTTTTAACGGAGTCCCGATCACATTTAAAGTAACTAAACGAGATGAATCTTAATTGTCCTCATTACATGTTGGATGGCTACAAGTTTGGCCATTATCACCAGTTCCCCAAAGGAACTACCATGATGTATAGCAACTTTACTGCTCGTGGATCACGAGTCGAGGGGGTAGATAAGGTAGTCTTCTTCGGACTACAATATTTCCTCAAGCGATACCTCATCGACGATTGGGATCGCAATTTCTTTGACCGTCCTAAAGGTGAAGTGATGGCACAGTATCGTCGTCGCTATAAGAACTACATGGGTAGCGAAGCTAAGTGTGACCACATTGAAGCACTACATGATTTAGGGTATCTACCAATTGAAATTTTGGCGTTACCCGAAGGGTCACGAGTCAATCTTCGTGTGCCTATGTTGGTAGTATATAATACTCACCCTGATCATTTTTGGATTAGCAATGCGATTGAGACATTGCTTAGTGATACTTTATGGTTGCCATGCACAAGCGCAACTACAGCACACATGTATCGACAGTTGCTTGATGGATGGGCTGAAAAAACGTTAGGTGATAGTGATTTCGTTCCTTTTCAGGGGCACGACTTCTCTATGCGTGGTCATGGTTCACCTGAATCAGCTATACTATCTGGCGCTGCACACCTTTTATCATTCGTTGGCACCGATACTGTTCCTGCTATCGACTTCGTTGAGAAGTATTATAACGGCAACTCAAGTCAGGAATTGATTGGTTGCTCAGTCAATGCAACGGAACACTCAGTTGCTTGTGCTGGTTCTTCATACGGTGACAATGGAGGTGATGATTACGATTATTTCAAGCGTATGATTACCGAAGTATATCCAGATGGAATAGTATCTCTTGTCAGTGACACCTTTGATTTCTGGCAGGTTGTCACACCTGATGGTGGCACACTTGTTCAGCTTAAAGAAGAAATCATGAAGCGTGATGGTAAGGTAGTTATTCGTCCTGATAGTGGAGATCCTGTTCATATTGTAGCAGGCTACACAGATGATGAGGTAGAATATTATCCACAAGTCATTGAGAGTCGCAAGCTACGACTCAAGAAGACAGGAACATACATTACGCCTGATGAAAAGAAAGGATTGATCCAGTGCCTATGGGAAACCTTTGGAGGCACTGACTACGCAGGATTCAAAACTCTTGACCCACATATCGGCGCTATCTATGGGGATTCTATCACACTTGCTCGTGCTAATGAAATCTCTGAGCGTCTTGCAGCTAAAGGGTTCTCGTCAACCAATGTAGTTTATGGTATTGGTAGCTTTACATATCAGGGTGCAATTACACCTGATGCTATCGTGACACGTGACACCTATGGGTTCGCTATGAAAGCTACTTATGCAGAGATTAACGGTGAACCAAAAGCACTGTTCAAAGATCCAAAGACAGATGATGGATTGAAGAAGTCGGCAGTTGGATTAGTCTCGGTGTATAAGGTTGGAAATGATTATGTCATGATGGAAGACGTATCATGGTTCGCCGCTCAGAACAGTCACCTCGTTCCTGTTTTTAAAAATAGCCAACTTATTATTGATCATAAGTTTGAAGACGTGAGAAATCGCCTCAAGAACGAGAAATAATACTAATAATTTACGTAGTTGTTCTGCCAGTGAGAATAAGTTAAATGGAGGTGCTTATACTGATTCTGCGAGTAAATATAGAGGTGTTACATGGTGTGAAGAAAAGAAAAAATGGAAGTCTTCTCTCACTTTCGAAGCGAAAACTAAAAATATTGGATATTTTGATACTGAAAAAGATGCCGCGCTTGCTTATAATGAGGCAGCAACAAAATTAAATTCTAATTTTGTAAACCTAAACAATATTTAATGAGTAAAGTATATTTATGTGGAATAACGTCATCCGAATTCGATAACCTCAAAGCACTGACAGATCCGTGCCATGAGGTATTCGATGGGATGATATGGGTATGTGACCACAAAACAGATCAGGAAACACTTGATCTTCTTGAAGAACGCAAAGGGTGCGGCGAAGTTTTACGGCGCAAGTGGACTAACGACCATGACCTACAGATGAATGTATTCTTACGCGAGTCTGTAATGGAACAAGGTGATTGGTTTGTCATGCGTGATAGCATGGAACGATTCAATTCCGAATGGGTTGAAGGATTACCAAAGCTTTTAGATAGTTTGGCTATGCAAAAGGTGCAGAGTATTTATAATTATGGAAAAGGATTCGCTTTTAAATGGCATGATGGGCTTGTTTTCTTTGGCAGTCCTCATTGGGGTTTACATGGTGTTCGCCCTCTATCTATTGATCTTAAAGATAGTTTCAGCGAAGACGAACACGAACATACGTGGCGCATTAGAGACGGAGAAGAAGGTGGTCGCCCCGTGGATAACAAGATAGATCATGAAGCTAAATATCTTTGGTGCTATGGTCGCACCAACCATCTATACTTAGGCGTTGACCCTGACGATCCCCTTGCGCCAGCTATTATTGAGAGGGCAGACACCATAAGACAGGTGATGCGTCATTGGGCGAACCATATTGAAGTAGAAAACTATTGTGGAACTGATAACGTTGAAGGTCTGAAAAATTTCATGCAACATCTTCGCACCGAAGATAATGAACAGTTAGGCCACTTCGTTAACTCTCATAGAGTATGGAAGAACTTCTTTCGATATCATCTACTTAAAGAAGATTTCGAAAGCATCGAAGAAACAGAAAACGTTTGGGAATATAAACCAATAGCATTAACATGATCAAATATATATTATGCGCCATTATACTTTTTTGTCTGACCTCTTGTTCAGATAAAGAATGTCAAAATAAAGTAGCGCAACTTGAAGAGAAGAATAAGAACCTCAATGAGTATGTAGGTAAACTGGAAGAACGCATTGTTCTTTTGGAAACAACTAAAGAACCAATTGAACCACCAGTGGTTGATCCACCATGATATTGGTGAACCTGTCCCTCGTATGCTTGAACGCGTCAAGCAGTGGCTAAAGGAAGGTAAGGACGTAAGGATCTTTACCGCACGCGTAGCGGTAGATGATCCAGCCGTTCATCTTGAAATTGAGGGCGCGATTAGAGCATGGTGCAAAAAAAATCTCGGTCAAGAGTTAAAAATCACTTGCCAAAAGGATATGCAGATGGTAGAGTTGTGGGACGACAGGTGTGTACAAATAATCACCAACTGTGGCTCACGTGCAGATGGGATGGATTTGAAACAGGCGCAGGACGTGTTTTAGCGCCAAAAAACGCATATCGCAAAAAAAAAGTGGAACCAAAAATCCACTTAAATACACTTAAATTACCAAAACTGGAAAAAAATAAATTAGAAACTTTGGGGTAACGTCCAAACCGTGCCATGAGTATTGAAGTGCGAAAGGTTTGATCACCTTTGGAAGATAATCAGTGCCAGTAAGAAACAGACGAAAATCTTTGGTTACGTTGCCAGAGTCAAAGTGGGGTCGCACTCGTCCCACCGTCACAATTTTAAATATCATGACAGGAAACTTCTCAGTATATACTAGCCTCTTTAATGTGGATAATGGGTTATTTGACATAGATGGTGCTTTAACAAATTGGAGTTATTACGCAAAGGAAATTTTAGTTGCCACAATCAAGGGTCAAGCGCGAAAAACGTGTCAGGTTCTTTCTGACAACGTATCAACAGTAAAAGTTCGGGTAGTCGAAGTTGATACAGATCTAGATGACCCATATTTCGACGGAAAACTAAAAAATGCGGCTTTGCAAGAATGTCAATATGACTTTGTTGTTCAACAAGACTTTGACGAAAGGATGGGTGGCGATAAAATCATGTGGGCGCAATTAACCTCTTCGCTTGCAAATAATCCTGATAAAGTCGCCGCTATGATTCCAGTAATCGACTTATACAAGGATACAGAGCATTTTAAGGATATCGGGCGCAAATGGTATTTGCACAAGCGAGAGGGCACATTTCGCGGCCCTGTCAATTTCGCAAAACGGGCAGATGGCACTATTGACACTAATCAGTCAGATACGTGTGAATTGATTGATGAACGTGGTAATCTCGTTCCATTCATCTCAGAAGAACGATTTGCATCACCCGCAGCACTCGGCGCGGAAAATGAAATGTTCAGCACCTATGCTCCACATGTGATTCATCTCGGATACCTTGATTTAGAAAAACGCGTGGAAAACAACAAATTTTGGGGTCCAGTTTGGAGCGCACGAAACGGCGAAAAAGTTTCGGTAGCAACAGACATTGAAACAATTGAGGATGAAAATGTTTCGATATCTCATGGATTGGGGAAAAAATGGTGGAAATAAGAATCAAATATTGTGAGAAGAAAGTTTCAAATATTGACGATGATAATTATCGTTGGTGGGAGTTGACGCATCCTGATGAGGATCTGGTTTATGTAGAGCATCTGATGCCGTTACATGGGGCTATCTACTTCACACATATTGATTACGCGAAATTAAAAAAACTCGCAGAAGCACATAACTGGAAAATTATTGTGATATGAATTGCGGAATAGTTTTATATACGTCTACAAAGGGACACTTCGGATACAAAAATTGTTATCAGGAAACAGTTGAACGGTTAGAGCGGGAATTTCCCTCTTCAAATGCATTAGCGTTTCCTTCAAATTATCCGCTTGAAAAATTCGCGCATATTAAAGTTTCTCCCGATGAGGATGATATCGCGGAGGAAATGGAGAAGTTCTTTCGGAAACACAACTTTTATGTTTTAAAAACAAAAGCAGAATGGAGTCACAATGACGCTTCTCATGCTAATGGTTATTATGCGGATAAATTGACTTGTTTCTCACACCCTGAGGTATTAAAACATAATACTGTTCTTTTTATAGAAGATGATTGGCTTATCGAGACTACTCAGGCAAGTATGCATCAGGTTGTTAGATTAGCAGAAGAATATTTACACGAACATCCTGAAAAGTTATGTGTGCGTATAAATCGTGATACTGATAAGGTGCCAGATTGGTTTAAGGCGACGGATGATATTTTCGTTCAAGGTGACAAAGCTACTCCATATGGACCAACGATGACATTTCAACCAACTTTCGTGCGACCACGAGAATGGTATCATGCGTTACGAGTAATTAATAATAGCATCAAGGCTATTCCCAACCTTTTAGAGCAATATCATTGCGAGTTAATCAGTGGTATAACGATGAAGGATATGTTCACTGATGATCCTCATCCATTTTGCTTTTTTAACCCTGATTTTGTAACAGCCGAACATATAGGTGATGAGCACAGATGCAAAGAGTCAATTTAAGAAATATTTGGAAAAAGTCCTTATTGAAGCCGTGTTTAACAGGCGCGAAATAACATTAAAACTTCCACAACCTAAATTTGTCAATCCATATAAACCTTTCAGGGCAATAGAATACGAAGAGGCAGTCAGATCAGAATTTTCTTTTAATTTTTCTGTGAAAGAATGGAATTCTTACCTTCGACCTATTTATGGTGACTTGATGGGGATGCAATCAACTATCGCGGGTTATACGTGGTTTATGGAGTCATTTTCTCTTGAGATGCATAACGTACCTTTAAATCCCGAAGATACAGCGGGACATATATCATTATGCTTGAAGAACGTGTTAGAACAATATTAGCGGCGAATTTAGATAAAGCCACGAAAGCAGAAGATAAAAGTCTACTGTTGGCGGTTAAGGTTGTTCTAACAGAAGATATCGAAGCGTTATATGGGGGTGGTCCCGATTTAACAAACGAATATTCTATGGGCACGCAAATATAGAAGCTTGACGCATGGGAAGTAGACGACAAAACAAGAGAGGGAATCTTGTTTTTTAAAGGTCGCGAGAAAAAGCTCCAACCTTTATTTTTTGGAAACGTCTTGTCTCGTAAACACTAAATTACGGTGTTCTAAATTCAAGCGTAACAAGTTCTCCTTGTGCCGCAGTAGAACTGTGGATAGAATCTACGTCTACAGATATAACATCGTGTGTGACAACAGTGTGATTCGTTGTATCAATAATAACGCCTGTCGCAGCAGTATCACTGCCTAATTCCGTGCTATCAATATACAATTTACCTGATAGCATAGAAGATCCGTTTTTATTTATATCAAAGGTTTGGACACCCGCTACGCCAGAATTAGCTACTTCTGCATGAGCAAAAACTAAATTCATACCGCTCATAGATGGTGGCACGACAAAATAAGTCTTCTTAGTTCCTACGGTAGCATCAGAGGTTGGGGATTGCCATGCTAAACCAACTGTTTTATAAGTTTGTTCTTTGATATATTCTACAACACTTTGTTGACTCGGCGCTTGTCCACTAGAATATGATGCCATATCATCTTCGTCTAATACAAGATGACCTGATGTAGTAATAAAAGCGTCATATACAGCATTTTTCGTAGGAGTTTCTGTGCTACTGTCCCAATCCGAAGTAAGAGCTTCATCAGGCACTTCAACAGGTAAACTGGCTGTTATAGTGTTATCGTCGATTTGAAGGCGATTAGTTGAATCGGTAGAGAAAACAATAGCAGAATCCATGAAGTCAGCATAGTTAGCATTGTCTGGTGATCCTATATAAGCTGTTACATCAAGTAACCAAATTTTTCCCCCACCAACTGAACTTTCTAGTTGGACACCATCTGGACCAGTTAAATTCGTTATAACCAAATCTTGAAGGAAATTTCCGCTATCACTTTTGTGCAACCCATACTCGTTAAGATGTCCTGACGCAGTTTCGGTCCATTGGTTGATTCGACCACTATCCTGTTTGTCGAGAAAGTTTCCACTGTCAGTTTTGTGCAACGCATATTCGTCAAGATGACCAGATGGTGTTAAACTCCACCCACTAACCGCATTAATTTGGTCTACAATATGTCCCGAATTTACTGACTGTAGAAAGTCGGAAAATACAACTTTTGACCCGCTTTGGTAAAAATCTCCGTAAATTGCGATATTACCAGTATAACCCCATGGGTCAACAAACGTCAATAATGAGCCTGAAATTGCTTTATTAACTTCTTCGGCTGTTTGGTTTAACTGAAAAGTGCTCATACACCTAATTATACACGTGTAATTGATTAAAGAATGGATTACTTGAATCGTCGCACCAACACTGTTTTTTACCCAATTTCAGCGTCTTTCCTCAAACGGGATGAAGGTCTGTCTAATGGCTATTATAACGGCGTTCAGAGCCTTGAAACCGAAGAAGAGGAATCGTTATGGATGATTGTGCGTAATTCTTCTTCTACTCCCGCTATTATAAATAAAACAGACCTTTTAGCAGAGTTAAATGGAGCGCCAGCTAATGGGTATGCTGATTTAAATAATTGTATTGTTTGGGTCACGAAGGTTTATGAAGATGAGGTTCAGCATTTAAGAAAAGATATTATTAATGAAAATAAAGGCCGAACTTCAGCCTTATGGACTATTGATGGCGATACTTACGTAATGCTCACAAAAGAATGGTTTTCATTCACTAATCCTCATACTGATCTTGAAGAGTCTCCTTTTCAACATTATACATATATGAAATTATCATATGATTTAACTGCTGTTGGTATTCGATTCGCCGCTACACCCGTAATTTATACGGCAAATATGAATGAAGCGGTTGAGGATTGGATTGATAGGAAAGCAGATGAAGTTGTGGGACAAGGGCAAAATCCAGCGCATCAAGCAAGTTTAGATACAAGTTGGGAATTTGATGATCCAAAACACTGTATCCCTTTAAAACAATACACGTTTGATAATTGGTTCACAGCTAGCTATAATACAGTAATAGGAAATCCACTTTATAGAGTTAATGCGATTATTGATAAGGATAGTAAATTAATTTATCCCATGAGAGATCCTTATAAAGTTCCAATTATAAATACAGGATGATAGATTTAGTTGGTGTCAAAGACAATATTAAGATAATCAATCCTTCGGCTAATTTAGTGCCGAATATTGATGGGGGTAAAGCGTATTTCGGCGCTACTTTCATGACCATCAACGAGGGAGAATTGGTTGAATCGTTCGATCAAGAATTTGATTTAGAGGAAGAATTTTATCTCAATCTTCAATTCAGGCTTTATGGTGGATTGTCGAAAGTGCAGGTCGTTCCACTATCCGAATACGATGATGTTGATGAAGAATTGGATAGTCTTTTAAACCTAATGATTCCTTTAATTAGGTTAGAAGAAACTAATGATGGGTGGACAATTAAAGAAATGGGTATTGAATCAGATACGCATATTTACCGAAATTATCCAGATACCATCAATCGATACGGGGATTCTTCAGACGACGAACCAATTGAAAATGGTGCGTTTGATAGGTCAAATATAAAGGTTACGAGGCGTAAATCTGGAGGTCAGGAAGTATCAGACTTTTTATTTTTAGCGGAAGAAAAATTAAACGTTTCGTGGGGCAGTGATCCGATTGAAACGCGTGTTATTATGAGACATGCGGGGAAAAGACCTGCGATTCGTAACACCAAAGAGCAAAAATCAACTAGTAACAATGATTATCGTGTTACCGAAAAATTTGAGATTGTAGATGAACCTGATGATATTGTAACATTTAAAAATCCTAATCACAAAGATGACGATGATGCAAATATAACAATGATTATTGCTGAGAAAGCGGCGAGTAATAATGCAATTACAGAATACGAAATGGAATCGGCGCTTTACCTCAAGCACGAGAATAGAGCATTACCATTCTTGCGTTTCCCTCCAGATTTCGGCACTACATTTTCAGTCAATATTAATACTGCTTCTAAGACTGATTTCTTCCATAATATTTGGGGCGAAAACCCTTCTAACTTTAGTAACATCGTTAATATGTATGAGGGAGAAGGAGAAGAATTAGGTGAATGTATTTATCCTGTTAATCGTTTCAAAGCGGTTTATGCAAACTATGACCCATTTTATCATGGTCCGAATAATCTATTTGCTTATTTTATTCGTCCCTCTAAATTATGGTTGATACAAGCGGGATATGATGAAGACGCTTGTATTTTTCCATGGGAAGATGACGTAGATTTTGGTTTATACTTAGGTATTGATCCGAGTACGGTGGGTTATATAAATGATGATGGATTTGAAATGTGGACTCAATCAGATGTTATTGATGAATATGATTATTATGTATTAGGAGAGTATTACTCAGACTCAGATTGGATGAACGACTTGATAGTAACAGAAGCATAATGAAGACTTTAGTTTTATTCCCGTTTGAGGGGTCAGTTTATACAAATGACGAAGACGAAGAAGTAATAAAGTTTCGTAGCGGGAAAATTATTGATACGTCAAATACATTCACTAGTAATGGTGATGAAAGTTTTTCACGTGGTTGTAAGATACATGAACCAATTAATATTGATAAAGAGTTTCCTTATGTTGAAGATGCAACTTATGTTCTGGAAATATATTGCCATCGTTTTCCATCAGGATATTACTGTATCTATAAGACAAAAATTGCCATCTTAGACGATGATTCAATTACAGATTTAGATGATCCTTATCTATTAGAAAATACTGAAGATAATTTTCGCGCCCATAAGATTGTTATTTGGGCTAATAATCAGCCTATACTGACAGAAGACGTTATCTTTTTTAATAAAGAACCTATAGCAGCAGGTTCGGTTGTTATTACTGAAATGCCAGAGGGGAATCAGGGCACAGCTACGTATAAAGTGTTACCTAATGTTCTTTCTGCTTACAAATATAATCCTGTAGAAACAAATGCGTATGAATTTACTGTCGATATTGATTTAGAGATCAATAATGAAATTGATGCGGCAGGAGTGCCGTGGCTCAGTGGAATTTCAGAAGAAACTGATGTTGCAATATTCAGTGACTCAGGTTGGCCAACAATACCAGTTGGAGATGGTGGAGGATTTGAAGATAAATTCGCTTATTCTACATATGAGGAAGGACCAAATAGCGGCGAATTCATCGAAGAGGGAAACAAACCTATTCTTGAGGTTTATTATGAGGCGACACTATCATTAGTATGGAAAGACGCGATCATTCCTGAAGATATACTCGTTATTTTACGGAGTTATAAAGATACTATAGGGGAAGTAGTAGCAGATTTTAATAGTCCGTGGGGTTGGAAGGTGCCCGATGGTGAAAACATTACAGCGACTATAGAGACGAAAACGAGAGAATATGATGAAGGTCGAAATAGATATACTGACTCTGAACTTTCCAGTTTACAACAGAAAAACGTTATATCTGATACCACAAGTTCATTGTTGGTGCGCGAACCTTTTGCTTATATCTATCCAGATGGAGGAATCAGAATGCTCAAATGGGGTGGACTTTGGGGGATAAGCCCACTCCCAATGGTTGCAGATGTTGCCGTGGATGCTCCAACACCTTCATGCGGTTGGATGTCGGGCGTTAGCTTTGGGTTCGGTTAAGTTCCACAATTTCTGATATATCGAGGCATCGATACTCTATATCATCTATCTCACAAGTTTGTGAGATATGGTAGTGTCCGAAATACCACTTTTCTATATCGTAAGAGTCTAGAATGAACTGTTCAAAAGTATCAAATAGTTTAAGTTCACTTTTTAAATCTTCGACAAGCGTGATATCTCTCTTTGCAAAGTGTTGAACGATACCATCACCTTTAGCGGTTGGTAAAGTTACAGGGATTACACGAGATGGACAACCATGTGTTATTACGACATCAACGTTATCGTGATTTCCTAATTTGTTGATATCAAGTATTGGGTGTTCATTGCGCCAATAATCCCAACCGTGTTTACGGACACATCTATCGACAGAGGACGCACCACCGAAAAATAAAACGTCTTTACCGCTAATGTTTCTAACCTCACCATCTGGCACCAATTCGAAGTTAGAAAGTTTGATATGTTCCGCGCCATCACCAACATTCCAGTATCGTGGGTTATCATGGTTTCCACGACACCCATAGAACATAATTCCGCACCGTTTAAATTGCCTATTTAATCTTTCTATATAATTCTTTTTATAATGGGGAAAACCAATTCCCACATCTCCCACATGAATGAGATTAAAATTCTTTTTTGAGAATCGCATTTGCCAATAATAAAATTTTGACAGATCTCCGTGGGTGTCTCCTATAATAAAGGTTTCCATAATTAATGTCTAAAAAAGTTTGGTTTGCTTCTTCCTTTTTCCCATTTGGCAAAATAAGCTTTGTCCCAATTATAGTATTCTTGATATTTTTGCACAACACACAAATCATCAAAATTGGTTATTTTTTGTCTACATAAAGAATCTTGTGATATAGCAACAGAAAATTCGGTTAGTTCTCCACAAACAACTTGTGCTTCATCAACATTATTAATTGCCCAATAAATAAATTCATTACAGAAATGATCACGATTGTAACGGAATTTATATTCATCTAATTGATAAAGGGCAAATATAAGCAACCAATCAAGATTTCCTGTTGATTTACGTGCCCAAATTGATGAGGGGTGTTTTGGGTTGAAATGTTTTCGATAATTCCCCGATTGAGTTTTTGGTGCTTCTTTGAGTTTATTTAACGAAAAACATGTAGCAATAAGTTGAGAAGATTCAGTAACCATTTTAACTGCGTGTTTATCACATGCTAATTGTGCACATAATTGAGGATCTTCATCTAATAACATTATATTCATAGATAAAAATAGCGCCAAATTTCATATTGTCAAGTGTAAAAAAATACATGAGGACATTAAAAAAGGGCGTTAAAGGTTCAGATGTGTCCGAAGTCCAGAAATTTTTTGGTTTAAAGCATCACGGGTTGTTTGATCGAAAGTTAGATTCAGTCATCAAAATATGGCAAAAACGTAAAAGAATAAAGGGTGACGGAATCATTGGGCCAAAAACATGGAAAACGTTGGGGCGTAAATCAATCACGCCACAGAGTAAACGACCATCTGAGGACGATATTCGCGCTATTGTTATGGCTAATGCTCATCAACTAGTAGCAGATGCTAATAAAAATAATCCGTCGCCGACAGCATTCGATCCAGATGAACATGTAGTTGTAGTAGCAATTCGCGGCTATAGTCTTGATATGGGTAAAGATGGTGTAAATGATCGTCGCATATATGATGATGCTCACTTTATAGTTACTCCACGAGGCATGGTAAGCTTCAAAGGAAATACTGATCCAAATGGATATCGTAAAGGTAGTGGAAAAGGTAGTGGAAAAGGAATGGCGTGTCTTGACGAGGGAGTTTGGTTTTTTGGTAAAGGACCGCATAAGGGAAGACCATCATTTCGTCAAGCTGTTCCGTTTCGCGTAATTAGAGATGGTTCGCCGCCATATCCGCATACAGGCTATCACGCCATTAATTGGCATAGCGGCGGAACGTCTTCGACAAGTAGCTTAGGGTGTCAAACAAATACACCATCTGAGTTTAGCAAACTCAGAAGCTACATTTATGATGCAATGGCAGATTTCGATAATCCGAAAATGTATCTTGATTACAAGTCGTATGGGAAACAGTATGTTGTTCCTTATATTTTAATTGATGAACGAGAAAGACGAAAAGGAAATTTGATAGTATAGATGATTGCAGAAGTAGCCACAGATAATGGATTACCATGGGGAGAAATTATTATTGCTTTTTTTGGTTTGGTCGGTATTCTTGCTACCGCTTATTTTGGCTATTTGGCGAAACGAAACGAACAAGTGCGACTTAATCATGTGGAAAATGAAGTAGAGCTTCATCGCTTTGCTTTATCATTTGATGATTTTTTTAGAGAATGGCAATCTATTGAAAACGACTTAAAATCTCTGCTTGAAGAAACTTGTATTGATAGATTTTTGGTGTTACGCGCTTTCAATGGTCAAGAAAAACCTAAGTGGACTAATGCTATTTTTCAAATGAGATCTGATCCTAAATATTTTGTGGATTATAAATTTGTCGAGTTAGATCAGGATTATATTGAAAGGTTGGGAACGATTGTAAATTCTAATAAATTAAAATTTACTGTAGATCAAATTCCAGAGTCATTAACTAAAAGTATTTATGTCGCTGAAGATATTAAACATTCTGCGTGGTTTCATATTGCATCATATGATACTCAAGAAGGAACACGAATGATTACTTATTGTTCGTTCGCAACTATTGGCGATGATCCCATAGATAAACAAACAGAAATCAAATGCCAGTTAATAGCTAATAGATTTAAACGGATTGCTGATAGTTTAATGCCACACGAACATGCATAATATGACATCTTATATTTTAGAATTTGTATCAGTAGCAATGCAGGTGGGGGTATGCGTTTTATTTGCTAAATCAATGTTCTTAAATAAACGTTTCCCGTCTGATATTTGGTTTTTTAGTGCCTTTTGTGTAATTGCGTGTAGAAGAATTTCAGGTATTATGGAGGAATACTATTTAATATTTAAAATTATGGACGATACTTATATACCATTTGTTATATCGCTATTAATGTTTGTCGGTACGTATAAATGGGTATTTAACCCCAAACTTTCAAGAGAAGAAATTCGAATTAAAGCTTTAAGAGAAGAGGCAATTCGACAAACAACTCGTAAAACAATAGACAAACTAAATGAATAACGTAGCGGAAGCAATATCTATGGGGCTTACCCCTGCAACAATTATACTAGCGTTAGCTGTAATTTATCATTGGTGGCGAACAGCTATTTCTACTGTATATGCAATAGAAAAAGATTCGGTTGCATGGTTAATTTTAGGGGTGGTTATTAGTTTTATCGGACAATGCGGCGACAATATTTATTGGGGCATTGCATGGACACTACATGCTATTGATTCTCCTGATGCCGAGATGTGGTTTAACAACGGAGTTTATAATAACATTCCATTTAGACAAACATTGGGAATTATTGCGGCATTTTGTCATTTAAAAGCGGCGAATCTTTCTTTAAAAACATTAATATGTTTTTCGGCTGTTTTGGGATTTATTTTGATGTTGTTCATCTTTAATCATTAAAAGTGTAATCAAAGGTATGAAAAAAGTTTTAACAATCTTATTATGTGCAGTTATGGCATTGCCAGTGGTGTATTTCACTGCAACTGATGTAGAGGCACGACCAAAAATCTTCAAGAGGGCGAAAAGCGGCAAAATATTTCGCAAGAAAAATTACCGTAGTAATTGGTGGAAGCGTAATTGGTTGAAGCGTAGTAGCAGCAATAGCCGTTATAGCAACAGTCGTTATAGCAACAGTCGCTCATCACGCAGTTCTGCATCACGAAGCAACAGCAGCTATCGCAGTAGTAGAGGTAACACTGTAATTAATGAATAGCTATGGCAGATCAAAATTTCACTCAATTTTCTGAAGACATTTCTCCTGATACTGGGGATTATGTTGTAGGTCATAATGCGGAGGGAACAGCGGAGTTCAGAGCCTTAATTACGAATTTACCGTTTTTAAAAATTTCCGATTCGGGTAATATAGGAGGTGTGAATGGTTGGAATGAAACGTACTCTGGGCATATTGAAGAATACTCATTGCAAAAATCTGACTCAGGAAATTTATTGGATAAGGTTAATTCGGGTCATATTGTCGAACAAATCGGTGGGGCAAGCTGGGGAGAAATTCCGTCAGGACATCTTGAAGAATATTCTGATGCTTATGTTGCTACGGCGAGTGGACATCTCGACGAGTATGGACTCCACAAAAGCGATAGCGGCAATTTCCTTACGCTAGCTGACTCTGGCAACTTAGAGGAGATAGGCTGGAACGAAACGTTATCTGGTCATGTTTTAGAGAATACATTATTAACCTCTGACTCAGGAAATTTTCTATCAAAATGGCACAGTGGGGAACTTCTTAATATACAGTCTTCTGGCCATCTCGAAGAATACTCCGATGCGTATGTTGCTACGGCAAGCGGACATTTGGATGAATATAGTCTACATAAATCTGATTCTGGCAATTTCCTCACCTTAGCTGACTCTGGTAATTTGGAGGAAATCGGTTGGAACGAAACATATTCTGGTCATATCGAGGAATATTCATTACAGAAGACTGATTCCGGCAATTTTCTTACTGATTTTTCAACAGATACGTTAACTAATAAAACCTTTGATGCTAATGGAACTGGCAACTCTATATCAAATATTGATGTAGAAGATCTTTCTAACGGGACTGACGGTGAACTGATTACATGGGATGCTGCTGGGGCACCTACAACGGTAACGGTAGGCAACGCAACTGAAGTATTAACAAGTAATGGGTCGGGATCGCCACCAACTTTTCAACCAGTTTCTCAAGTCACAACACAGCAAACTTTTCATTTTGCTCTTGGTGCAGAAGATGTTGATCTGGAAACAGGCACGGCAGCTCTGACGTTTCGCGCACCGTATGCATGTACCGTTAAAGAGGTTCGAGCCAGTGTTACCACTGCACCAACCGGAGCAGCAATACAGGTGGACATCAACGAGTCTGGGGTTTCCATTCTGTCTACCAAATTGACCATAGATGCGACCGAGAAAACTAGCGAGACTGCGGCAACTGCGGCGGTTATTTCTGATACAGCCATTGCAGACGATGCTGAAATTACGGTAGATATAGATCAGGTGGGAAGTACTATCGCGGGACAGGGACTCAAGATTGCCATCGTGGTTGATGCTACGCTATATGCCATCGCGGTATCGCTTAGTGATGAAGGTGAAGATCTAGCAACCGGCACGGGAGTGACTACTTTCAGAATGCCCTATGGAATGAACCTTACAGAAGTTCGCGCCAGTGTGGATACTGCCCCAACTGGTGCGGCACTAATATTTGATATTAATGAAGGGGGCAGCACGATCATGACGACTAATAAAGTCCAGATAGATGCTACGGAGAAGACCTCCACCACAGCGGCTACCTTACCTACATTAACCGACACGGTTTTAGCAGATGACGCAGAAATCACTATTGATGTGGATCAGGTAGGCTCAACCGTTGCGGGGGCTGGTGGCAAGATTTACCTGATAGGAACGAAAGCATGACGGTAACGAATTCACATAGGTTTGGTGCTGGCGTTCCCGCGTTTGGTGGCGCGAGTCGGGAGTTTACTTTTGCGGGAGCGGATTCCGTCGAAATCCCGGATGTACTCGGCGGAACATCATCATTTTCGATTGCCGTCTGGGTGAAGCAACCTTCCTT